GTTGCTCTTCATTGAGCTAGAAGCGGTGCTTCTGCGGATTCTTACCGCCCAACGCCCTTGTTATCTACCAGAATCCGGCCGCCAGCGCCAGCCTGTTCCACTTACGTTCCGCCTGCTATCCTCAGCAGATGACCGACCGCATCAAATGGCACCCGTCCTATGAAGGCGGCATCGAGTTCAGCGCCAGGCTGGCCGATCGTCCTCACGACGCATGGGCTCGTCTTGCTCTTGTCGATGGTCAATGGTGGTGGCGCGTCATATGGGAGCGGCGGTTTGATCGTCACGGCCATTGCGCCGATCGGCAGGAAGCATCCGACGCGGCCAATGCAGCCTTGCAAGAGCTACTGGCGACGACTGAGGAACCGGCCCCGCTGCCGATGAACGCCAGCCCCGTTGAAGCTCGATACGGAGTCGCCATCAATCCGCATCCGGAGAGGTTTCGCGAAGATCGCTGAAGCTCTTCGCCCTCGGCTCTTTCGGCACAAGCGGAGAACATGCGGTGTGCTCTCGGGTCCACTGAACCTGCTTTTGACGAAGCTCCGCGAAATTTGCTTCGGCAGGTGCGTTATTTTTGGCACTATTGACGGTGTCGCGGCCCTTTCGCCATGAAACCAGCCGCTCATAACGGTCTGGTTGCAGGTTCGAGTCCTGCCGGGCCCACCACAATTACAATGACTTAGCACGCATTTTACTGTTTGTCCTTAGGTCTATTGAACCTAACGGACGATTCGTGGGCGAGGCGCGAAGTCCAGCACGTCGGCCTCCTCCTGAAGATGTCCAGGCGCGAAGCGAGCATAGACCCTCTCCGTGATCGCCACGCTGCTGTGGCCCAGGTACTGCGAAATCTTCACCATCGGGCGCCCCGCTGCCGCCATATGGACGGCCGCCGTGTGACGCAAGACGTGGGGCGTGACGTTTTCCAGACCCGATGCCTTCACGGCGGCATTGAAGCCGGTCCGGATGCGCTTGATCGGTCCGCCGGCCCATTCCACGACGTAATCGCAAGTCGCTGCCTTTTCGGCTGCCGATAGCGCGGCCCGAAGGCTGGCATTCATCGGAACCGCAGCGCGCCCCTTGCGCGGCCCGATCTCATCGGTGCGCAGATTGATGGTGTTCCTGTCGAAGTCCACCCGATCCCATTCGAGCTCGAGGACGGCGCTCACGCGGCCGGCCGTAGCAAGCATGAGCATGATAGCGAGCTTGATGTGTGGCGCCGGGGCGGCAGCGATAAGGCGCTCGCACTCCCCGCGCGTCAGCCAACGGTCCTTCGGGGCAGGCTTGGCCGGCCGTTCGATCTTCGGAGCAGCGTCGCCATAGGCCCAGCGCAATACCGTCCGAAGATGCCCAAGCTCGGTCCAGATCGTCCCGTCATGGACAGGACGCGGCGGTTTGTTGGGGCCGCGCGGCAGCATCGTCTCGCGTCGCGACTTGATATAGGCCCGACAAACATAAACGGTGATCTGGTCCTTGGTCAGGTGCCCGAAATGCGGCCCAAGGGCGACCCAATCAAACTTCATGGCCACGGCAACGCGGCGGCCCTCCTTTTCCTTCCGGTACGCCTCCCAAAGGTCGGCAATCGTCACGCTCTTGGGCCTGACCGTCTCGCGCCGTATTACGTCGACGGCTTCTGCCTCGGCTTCCTTTCGGGACTGTGCGCCAAGACGATAACGTCGCCGCTTTCCATCGATCCACCAGGTGACGACGTATCGTCCTTGGAGTCGCCCGATCCGATATTCATTTGGCATTTCTCGTACTCCCCGATTGCTTCGGGAGGAATCCTAAACAGGCGCTTGCCCAGCCGGAAAGCCCTCAGCTCGCCCCTGTGGATTAGGTTGCGGACGTGGTTCGATGAACAGCCCCATTTCGCCGCGAGCTGGTCCGGGGTGAACGGCCTTTGCGCTATCGTGCTCACGGCCACCACACTCCGAACAGCGCGTGCGCAACAGCCCATGCACCAACGCCAACAGCAATGACGAGCACGGCAAGGAGGTGGAGAGGGACGCGGGTCATTTCGGCTCACCGGCGGCGGCAATGCGGGATAGTCTGTTGGTGAATTCTTCGATTTGAGCGCGCCGGTATCGTCGGCCAGTGCTGTCGCTAAAGACGTACCAGCCGTGCTTCCACACCACGATCTTTGGCGGCTCTCTCCCGGTTGCGGCTCGGAAAGCCATATAGTAGGCTTCCGCCCAAGCTGGATCGCTCATTTTCCCTCCGATCGGGCAAGCGCGGCACGGCCTCGGGGCGTGACCACCCAGCCCATCGGGTAGCTGACGCCGTCGATCCAGCCGCCGATGAATTTTGCCCAGCCGTTCTTCTTGCACTGCTGGCGCACCTTGTCTTGGGCGCGGTCGGCGAGAGGCAGTCCTTTGCGAGACTTGGGCTTGTCATCCAGCAGGCGCAGAAAATCATGCTCGGCTTCCGTCAGCCTGCGATCTGGTTCAGTGGTCATCGTCCCGTTCCTTCTCGATATTGGTGATGTTGCCAGGAACAGGTAGCGGCCTCCAAAGCGATGGCGGGAAATGCCAACTACCGATTTGTTCCGCATATTCATCGCCTGGAGATTCGCCGGCCCACCACCAGCCCGTATCGGCGTCACGATCGCCGCGATCTTCGAAGTGAGCCTCTCCGACAACAGCCTCGGATTTATCGCGAAGCAAGACGGTGACGAGGACCGGTGTCCCATCTCGCGGGGCCGTTTCGATCGGCTGCCAGCCGGCTTCCAGCCCCGCTATCCGTGCGTTCGCTTTGGCGAGGGAGGATTCGGCGGCTTCGGCGCGAGCGACTGGCTCAGTCCATTCGGGCATCATTCCGTCGCGCGCAAAGCGCGGCGTTACCTGGTCGCCGCCGGTGTCCTTCGGTGTTATCCAACCGCCGTCGTAGCCCTTACGCACGGCATCGTTTACCACGCCGACCGCGTAGGTCATGCGGCCGTCAGCGTAGCGCAGGGCCATCCAGAAAATGTCGCGGACGATCTGGCGCGCCTCATCCCGATCCCGCTCCGCTGCCTCTCGCTTCTGGCGCTCGGAGTCGAGGGCAGATTGATGATCCGAGAATGTGACCCAGGGGCCGGATCGATCTTCAACAATTTCGCCGCGAGCATAGCGAGAATAGCGTTTCACCGCCTGCGCATCGGATGGGGTGGGGGTCATGGGGTTGGCTCCTCGGGCCGCAGCCATCCGCTCCACTGCGGATCAATGGCGTCGGACTGATGGACAAGACTGCCGTTGCGCGCCGTGTAGAATTCTGCGGGGGAAGCCCACACGCCACTGTATTGACTGCGAACTAACCGATCCGGCGCGGCTTCGATGAAGCTTTCGACTGTGCGCTTCGCGTCAAATTCGACTGACGAGAAGGTATCGAGATAACCCCGCTCACAATGCCAGAGGTGAGCGTAGTCGCACCCGACCTTCGAGGCGTCCCATTGACGGGCTGTCTTTCGATCCCAGTACGGCTCGCTCGATGACCAAGTGATTCCGCTGTTGAAATTTACATTGTCCCAAGCGGGGCCGGCCTGTTCAAAGCCGCTATCGCTTCGGATGCAGGCAAAATCCTGCCAGCGATGCGGAAGCATCTGCTCAGGGATCAGCAGGTAATAGCACCATGTTCCGGGATACGGGGCGGCGTGCTCGTACTCGTCTCCGCGTCGATGCCCGTGATGCGACAGAAGGTAACCGATGCCGTGATGGGAGCCCTTCCACGTCGTGGTGCCCTTGAGCATTTCCTCGTAGGTTGGTGTGCTCATTCCCCCGCCTCCTGATGAACCGGGGTAGCGGCGAGGGCCAGCCCCTCGACCATATGGCGAACCATTGCTTCAGCTTGCGACGCGTCGAACAGGTTAGTTCCGACAGGCTCGCGCCGGTATTCATACGGTGTCCCGAGATTTGCTATCGGCTCAAAACTGATACCGGCGTCAGGATCGAACTCGGCTGGGATCGGCCAATTAAGGAAGCGATCGACCATGTACTTGATCTGGGCATCGCTGACCTCCACCGCCCCGCGCTGTTCCTGGCTGAGGGCGGCGATGGGAAGCCATCCGATCGGCTCGATCGCGGGGCCGGCGATCTGCTGAACACTAAGGTACCAACCACCTTCGCCGTCGCCCGGAACGGGCTGGAACCAGTGCGCAACTGTCGGCGGCGTTGTCTCGCCGGGCAGCTTGACGAGCAGGTGAGTGCCGTCCTTCGGCGCGGTGGCCATGTCGCGCCAATCCAGCTCTCCCGGTGCCTGTGCTGGGGCGGCCGCCTCCGCCTCGTTACCTTTGGCCGGAGCGGGGTTTGGGAGCAGCGAGATAGCAAGCGCCTGCCGCAGTGCCGCCGCGATGGCGCCTCCAACGCGAGCACGCTCGTCAAGGTCGGGACGCCGCAGCGACTTCTCCCACTGTTCCATGCCGCGTTCCATGCAGAGCGCCTCGTCCTCGACAGACAGCGCCGCATCGCGTATCGCGGTGGACAGGTGAGGCAGGGCGGCGGTGAGGGCAGCACGACCTGTCTCAAGCGCCGCCTCTTCTTCTCCGTCGCACTGAGCACAGTGACCCCGCTCATGGCCCGGAAGTCGGGGCCTCAACGCCTGCGGATTGATCACGCTGGCTATAGCGCGCACAGCCGCTTCCGGCACGGTAGCTTCACTGGTCATTTGAGGATTCCTGGGTGTGGTCATGCTGCCGCCTTCTTTCCGGCCGGCGCATCGGGTTCTTCGCAGAACAACCCGCATTCGGGCGCTTTGAGCTGGTCCATCGGCTTGCCGATCGCGGTGGGGTCTAACTCGTCTAGGAAGATGCGCTTGTTGTTGACCCGGACGAGCTTGGCGCCCAAGCGCCGCGATTGCTCCGCGCGCGCCTCAAACACCTGGGGGTGTTGCTGGCGCACATGGTTCCAGTAAGTCGGGCTGGTGGCCTTGACGCAGCCAATGCAGTTGGCGTTCGGGTAGCCGAGTTCGTAGATGCGCGGCGGCGTGATGCCCGCCTCGATCACAAGCTCGTAGCAGTCCTGCCGGGTCAAACGAGCGTCGATGAGCAACGGCAGAACGTTGGGTCGTTCGGTCAGCACGAACCGGTCGTGACGTGTCTTTTCTTCGTAGCCGAAGCCAAGGACGTGCCAATCCGGGCAGTTTCGCCACTCCCATTGCTGGCGCGCCTCCTTCTTGAGGTGCTGGGTGCATGGCGCGCCGTGCGGGAAGCTCATGCCGCCGCGGCGATCCCATACATCTACCGCCGACGCCTTTGGATACTTGTCGTTGCGGGCGTCCTCGATTTCGACGCCAATCCACCGCTCGACATCGCGCAGGAAGCGACGATTATCGCTGTCTTCCTCCAGCACGAAATTATTGACGACGTGCACGTCGCAGAGTTTGCGGTACTTATCGACGGCCATCTTTGCAGCAACAGCGCTGGGGACACCGGCTGAAAACCACACGGCGATCACGTCGCCTTCTTTCGGCCCCGCACTCACGCCAGCTTCTTCGACTTCCGGGATGGTCATGGCGCCCTCAGCAGGTCAGGAGGTAATGGGTGCGGGTCAGGGTGTTGTCCGGACACGGTCCAGGATGCGAATGCCCACTGGCAAAGTGCGTGTCGTCACTGATATGCCAACGGCTTTCGATGCCGGTCGGGTTTTCGAGATTGACGAGCCGTTCGACCTCACCGCGCTCCATTTCCTTCGGCGCGCAAACGCTGCACGCGACCGGGCCTTGGGAATAGATTTCGATCTCGCTCATGGCTTCGTGGCCTCTGTGAGTTTGGAAAGGGAGCGAGCCCGGCTGACGACTTGAATGGCGGCTTCGTCGTCGCCGGTGTGGCACCAGAGCAGGGCCGCGATGATGACTGGATCGATGCCGACGGAATCCCAATAGTCGCGCTCGTTCATCGAGTGCTGGCGACGATGCTCCGAAGCGGAGAGCGGGATTGCCCACTTGTCGTCCGGCTTCTCCGCCATGCCGACCATGGGCTTGGCGTAGCGGGGATCTGAATACCGGATATGAGCGGCCTCAACCGGGCCGTCTCCCGGAACCAGGCTCGGGAGGGTCCGAAGCCACTCCAGATGCCCGGCGGCCTTCAACCGCGGCTGCTTGCGCGTCTTGGAGTTTCGACCTGACAGGCTGAACGCCGTGGCCGGGCGCTGGATGGCAAAGCCGCTCATTCCGCCCCCTCGGTAGCCATAGAGCCGGGAGGTGCGCCTTCGAGGTGTCGCCAATTCTTCCCGGACCGAATGAGTGAAATTGTAGCCTCCGACACGCCAAATCGCGTCGCGAATGCGCGGCCCGTGAGATCGCGTCTTGTTCTGATTTCAATCACGTTTTCGGCGGTTAGTTTTGCTGATCCGCGCTCGCCCCGTGTTGACCTGCCCTTTCTGCGCATGTCGGCACTATTGTCGGCCGGTGAGCCTAGGAATAGATGGTCCGGGTTGATGCACCTTGGATTATCGCACCGATGGCAGACAAACATACCCGCAGGGATCGGGCCCACGTGAAAGCGATAGCTGGCGCGGTGAGCTTTCTCGGGATTTTTGAACTTGGTTATCACGCCATATTTGGAATTTGGCGTCCCTAGGTAATTCCAGCATCCAGTGACTGCATCAACTGCATAGCGGGACAGAATTTCGGCAAGCGATATCTGACGCTGGGGCATTTATGCTGCCTCCATGAAGGCCAGCGGATCAAATTCAAGATGGTTGGTAAGCTCGATAACGGCGCGATCAAAAAATCCCCGGAATTCATCAGCCGACATTTGATCTAGGGCGGCGCTATCAGGCTCTAGCCGCTCTTCTCCCGTGAATACATTCACTGTCCTGATGTAATATCCGAGGACGATTTTCAGATCAGAATGCAAATGCTCGGGCGTCGGCCACTTGCCGGTCGCCTTGACGACGCGGCCAAGCATGGCCCAATAGAGCCGAAGTTGGGGCAGGCTGCGCTTGGTGCGCTTCACCAGGTCATATTCGGTGCCCGCCGCGTCGGAGAACAGCAGTTCGGCGTCATAGGCCGACACGGGTGAATAGCCGTGCCGTTCCTTGCGGACCATCGGAACCGGGGGTTTCTCGCGCTTCATCAGCCGGCCCTCCTGATCTTGTCCGCCAGTTCCATGGCGCGGGCATACCGATGATCCTCGAAGTCCAGCCGCATCGCCTTGGTCCAGTGCTCGACATTGGCGACGGCGAGAACATCGGCCTCCACAGCGGCCAGCTCGCGAAGGGACTGCGCTTCATCGACGCGGGCTTTGTGGGCGGCGATGTCGGTCATCGAATAAGCCGACCGGCGTTAAACCGGCCGTCCCTGTTGGGGATTGGGTTATGCCGGCAGCGGGTCGTCGCCGGGGAAACTGTCGAGCGCAGCCAGCCGCGCCTTGCGAATGTCGAAGGCGTCCTGCAGCTTGGCTTCGTCGCCGGTCAGGGTCGCTTCAACGTCGAGTTCGTCCCAAGCTTCCATGACCGTCTGTTCCGACGCGCAATCCTCTAGGGTCGCGTAGAGCGTGGTCAGGAAGTCCTCTGCACCGGTTGCCTTCGCTTCGGCGGAAGCTGTCGGCGGGGGCGGCGCGATGGTTCTTTCGGGCACGACCGCGCCCTGCGACACCGCGCCCTCGTAGACCTTCCCTTCCATTTCCTCGGCGGCGTACATGCTGCCGACTTCTTCGGGGAAGGCTTTGCGCAGAGCTGCGGCCTCAAGGCACTTGTCGAATTGGCCGCGCGGGCGCCGGGCCCACATATCGTTAGGCACGTCCGTCTTGCCGCTGGTCGCGTAGGTCTCAGTCCAGTAAATCTTGGTATGGAACGGGACGCGCTGGCCCTTGATGATGCGCCAGACCACGACGCTTCCCCACTCGGGATAGGTCACAGTCGCCGATATGGCATTTCCCTTGCGGTCCTTACCCTCGAAAGTCCGGGTTACGTCGGGCCCCCAAGTGACTTCATCGATCCCGGCATATTCGCCAGTGCGCGTCGCCGTAGTGCGGATTTCAGCAATTCCGGGCCAGACTGTTTCGACCATTTCGCCGCGCGCACTCGACCACATCGGGACGATGTGCACGGGGCGTTTGTAGATATCGAGGTTCCGGGCCCGGCAGTAGGACAGGGCCATCAGAACCGCCTCGACCGACTTGGCGGACGGGAAAATCTGATCGACCAGCACTCGCCATTCGGTCGCGCCGAGCCCGAATTCTCGAACAACGGAAGCGGCAACTGGCATGCGCGATGGCGCAATCGGGGCGATCTCGTTCATTTGCGAGCCTCGTGCATTTCGGTGTATTCTTCGAAGGTGATCGGGGTACGGGCCGCGTACGGCCAGATCGCGGAAATCGAGACAGCGTCGCCATCCATTTCCGCGACAATGTTGCCGCGGAAGTCGCGCCAGAGGGCGCACGGCACCCATTCGCGTTTCAGCCCTTCGGCGTCGCCGCGCCGATCCCTGATCTTGTAGTAGCCGAGCAGGGGCATCTCTTCCTGAAGAGACACTTTCTCGCCAGCCAGCATCGCGCGCCAGGAGTCGAACTCGTCAGCCATCTTTTGCTACTCCCCGCGCTGAAGCGTCTCCGCAATGATGCGGCCTTCAGCGTCTTTGGATTTGGGATCGATGTAGCGGCCGAGGTCTTTGGCTTCGGCGATTGAGACTTGTGTGCGGGTTTGACCTACCGAACCGTGCGCTATGATGCGACGGCCGAAGGCATAGAGCTCGCGGCCCCAATACGGCCCGACACGATCCACTAGAATCCGCAGCGTCTCGACTTTTCCGGTGCGACCAAATCCACGCCGTCTAGTAAACTCGAGCACGTGGCCGATGAGGCCGCTCTGCTCGTTCACCGCGTCTTGAAGCCGCTGGCGGGCGTTGCGAAGCGCCTCGAAAGCCTCGCGGACGCGCCGGGTTGCAAGATTGACTTCGGCTTCCAGCTCTTCGATATTCATGGCATTTCCTTCCTGCATTCCCGGTCGAATTGACGCCCGGCCGCTTCGGCAATCCTGTCAGCAAGCTCAGGGGCATCGTGGCGAAGCTGGGCAATGCTGAGCACGTCCAGCGGTGTGGCAAACACGCCGAGGTCTATCGCTTCCTCTGCCGGTGATCGGGCGAAGATCACGCTGGAGTCGTTGAGGTCACGCGCGTTCACGGCAGCACCATCGGAGTCGGAAGCGCTGCGCAGATCAGCACCAGGGTGAAGACGATGAAACAGGCGAGACAGGTCTTGGGGCGATAGGCGATTGCGTAAGCCATCACGAACGGCCCTCCGCCTTGGCGATGACAGCGGATGCCTTTTGAAAGGCGCGCGCGACCCCCACAGTGCCCAGCGGGCAGACGGCGCAAAATTCCCTTAGCGCCTCTAGCAGTTCCGGCGCTGCGGCGATCAGATGGGCGTCGGCCGCGTTCTTTGCCGATACCTGGGTGATTTGTTCGCCGTTCGGCCCTTTGATGTTGATGAGCGTTCGGCTCTTGAGCGCCGACCAAGGTCTCGGCGTGTGCTTTGCTTCGCTCATCACGCCACCTCGTCATCTGACGCGGCTGCAATGGCGCGATCGAACAAGGCCATGACGTCGGCGTGCGTAGTTCCGGGAGCGTCGTTGAAGTCAGAGACGCCAGAAAAGCTTTGTGACCACCGCTTGGGCAGCGCTGCACGCAAAGCCTTAGCAAGCCCGTTTTCGTCGCCGCGCCAATCTATCCCGATGAGAAACTCGGTCGTACCGTAGATTGCCACTCGGCATGCGCCGAGCGCGCACATGCAGCCCTCTACGCTGCCATAATCGCCCTTCTGCCACTTCTCCGGCGTATCGATCAGCGCCTTGGCTGCGATAAGGTCTGATTTGAGGGTCATGACGGGAGCCTTTCGGTTTCGGCCTGCCGGGCCAGCCGGTGTTCGCGAACAAGGTCGCGGGAGCGGACCTGAACGGTCGGCGCCGGTGCGGCAGCGTGCTCGATGAGTTCGCAGCCCATGATTTCGGCGAGGATGGCGAGGTCGGAACGGGCGTTCCGCAAAGCCTTCTCGCGCTCGGCACCTTGGCTACGCGCAACCTCATCGAGGCGGTTGCGGATGAAGCCGGTCCAACGCTTGCCGGAAATGATGTCGTCCTCGTCCATCACGCCACCTGCCTGATCTGTGCATTGAGAAGGGAAGCGAGCCGGCGTGCATCGTCCTCGCGCATTAGGGGCAAGCCGCCCCAAACCTCGCCGCGAATACTGGACGGCCCATCGTGCCGGATAGCCTTGCGAGGCTGTCTGGCGGTGCTCGGCTGGCCGCTTACGGTCCATCCCTCGACGCCGGTAAGCTTGCGGGTCGGAACCGCCTCGAACGGCGCAATGCCGGTGACCGTGATCGTCAGTTCGTCGCCAAAGAAGTTCACGAAATCAACGGTGACGGTCGTCTGCCGGGCTTCATCGCGGGCAATCGCGGCAGCTCGGGCTTTTGCCTTGGCGGTCAGTTCCGCGAGTGCAGTATCGACGGGGTTCATCTTGTTGGTCCTTTCGGCCAAATCCATTTCTGATCAGCCTCCCTTGGTGGAGAGGCTGATGGGGAAGGGGTTCAGGCGGTGTAACGGACGAAATGCCAGCTCTCGCCCATGTGCGGCACGAGCGTGTCGCCGACCATGTTCGCGGTTCTGATATCGAGCCGACTTCCGAAAGTATTGCCGCAGCTATCGGACGGGTCGTTGGCATCAAGAATGCGCACGGGCGTCGAGAACACCTCAAGGACGATGTGCGGTTCGCCCTCACCCCTGAGGTTCATGCCGGCGCGCGGCGTCACCAAATCACCGACGCTGAACTTGCAGCCGGTTACATAGCTGGCACAGGCTTCTTTGAGCCTGGCAATAACCGCATCAGGATGAAGCGCAGGAGGCTCCTCCTGAACCATTCCCTCGAAAATCGCTTCCAGTGCACTTCTTCCCATCATTCCCTCCGGTCTGGCCGTGTGGTGTTAGTGATCAGGCGTAGCGAAAGACGAGGTAATGAAGATCACCAAGGCGCTTGGTCGAAATCGAACGCCCCTCTTTCTTCATGGCCGAAACGTAGAGAGAGATGTCGCTTCTCTCGACGCCGGTCACCTCGAAACCCTGACCGATTTCAAGCGCTTCGATCTTGGTCCGCAGGGGAGAACGGCGTGGCTTGATGCGAATAGATGACAGGTCCACCGAGCTGATCTTTGAAAGTTCCATTGGTTCCTCGTGGTGTTCGTGATGGGCCTAGGTTGCCACAGTGGAAACATGCTGGTCAATAGGAAAGTTGCCGGCATGGCAACAAATATGGCGAAAGGATGCCGCCAGCGTTGTCGCCGGGGCTCAGAAGATCAGTGCATAGAATGGCTTGTGAGCTTGCCGAGGGCCGTGATTATGACGGCGAGATCGAGGGCGTTGACCCGGAGCTTCACGGGCGGCGCGCTTTCGCAATGGACGATGAAAAGTCGGTCCAGCGTCTCGGCGTCTATTCGGATTTCAACCGATGTGACGCGCAGCGAATCATCAGGGTTTCCGCCAGCCGCCGGGTCAATCGGGAGACTGGCGCGCTGGCTCATAGGAGCGCATCCTCAATGGGAGCCGCGCGTCCCCGTCCTTTTGATTGATGATTCCCCCCGGTCACCATCCGACGAACTTAGCCCATCGGTGTGGGGCTGTAATGCCCGCGTGCGGCTATGTTCGATTAACTGGATAGCAGCGGTTAATTCTTCGTTGCTGTAGCCGCGCAGCAGCTCGTCACGACTCGGGGCGCCAGGCAAACGGAACAGGTCGCTGACTTCCCGGTCAATGGCTTCGGCAAAAGCCGCCAGATATCCAAGGTTGGGCTCGCGGACGCTGCTTTCCATCCGCGACACGGTGCCCTTGGTGATGCCAATGCGCTCGGCAACCGTTTCCTGCGTCAAATTGAGATGGTCGCGCCATTCCTTGAGAAAGACGCGCATCTTGTTCGGGTTGCGGGGACCGATCCGGGCTACCATGGAAACAGAATAGTCCACGCCGGAAACAGCGTCGTTGCCCAAGCTGGAAACGAGGCTATTGACGTCGAGTTTCCATTATGGCAACCATGGCCGCGATGGACACACTCAAAGCATGGCGAGAAGCGCAAGGCCTGACCGTCGCGGAAGCGGCGGCAAGGGCTCATGTCGGGCGCGCAACATGGTGGCGCTGGGAAGTTGGCACGAGGCCGATCGGTATCGATAGCCTTCCCAAGCTGAAGCGGCTCACGAACATTGATCCGGCCATCCTTCGTCCTGACCTTGCTGCCAAACTTGGGGCCGCAGCATGACCCGCGTCACGCCTTTCCTCACCCGCATCACCGTCACCGCCTTTGCGCTTTTCGGCTTCGCTACGGCCGCTCAACAGCTTGTTCTCATGATGAGGGGATGGTGATGGGCTGGAACATTGCTGGGATCGTAGGTCTCGTGCTCGTTTGCGGTTGCTCGTTTCATTACGGCGTGTCCGGCAACTGGTGGTGGCTCATCGGAGTCTTCCTTGGGTCGTGCGCCATCGGCGGCGTCATAACGCATCTTTCAATTCGGAAGGGCGCTTAGATGCCCGGCCTCACCAAACAGAAGAGCAGGGCGCCGAGCGGCCGCATCGCCGCTGAAGTCGTTTTTGCAGCCGTCAAGTGTTACGAAGGCGCGGACAACCGCTTTGAAGCCTTTGAAGCCATGCGTCAGACTCTTCTTGCTCAGCGAGAGAGAGACGCGGCCATCGCCGAAGAGTTCGGCCGTCCCGACATCGCCTTTGCCATTCGTGGGGAGGCCTGAACGATGCTTCGCGGCCGTCCGCCCAAGTCCCGTCCTTACCGCGACGCCATGCCGGCATTCCTTGCCATGGCAAAGGCCCTGTCGCGTCCAGTCGTGCCGCGCCCCGTGCGTCGGCGGAAGGTGGCATAGATGGCCGACCCCCGTATTTCCGAAGACCTCATCATCGACATAGCCCGGCGCGTTGGCCTCACCGAGGATCGCCGCAACGAGGCGAATGCTGACCTGAAATCCATCTGGTCCGACACGCGCGAGCAATTCCGCGCGGCCGGCCTGACGGGTGCCGAAGTCTCCAAGGAAGTCGCCCTGCTCAAAAGCGCCGTTGCCGAAACGCGGCTTGACGATGCTGACAAGACCAAGCGTGCCGAAAAGGCCGATGGCGTCGATAGCTATCTTGCCATTTTGTCCAGCCCTCGTGCACGTGCGCGTGCGAGGCGCGACAAATCCGAACCGCTGTCCGTCCCCTCGGCGGCGCAGGAGGTCGGCGAACTCCGGGCCGCCGCGCAAAGCTCTTCCGGCCGTACGGAGCCCTCCGCAGACGGCCAAACCAATTCGCCGGAAACGGCAAACGAGACGGAGCCGTCTGGGGTTCGAACGTCCGATCCGCTGCGGTCGGACGCTGCTGCCCGTGAGGATGCAGGGCCGATGGCTCCTACCGCGCCAGGTGCGCCAGCCGGGTCGGGTAAGTCGGTCGAGCCTTCGGGCTCGGCCGCGCCGTCCTTCGACATGACCGATCCTGACGCACCCACGCCTGCGCAGAAGCATTTCATCCTCGCTTTGCGTCCGTTCTGCCAGAACCTCAATGCGTGTGGCGCCCAAGGCCGGAACCATTGCCATAGCTGCAAACGCGCTGCCGAAGCGGCTGGGAAGGTGGCAGCATGATGCCTCATCCCGGCTTGATCGCTGGCCTCATCATCCTTGCCATCGGCGTTGCCGCTGTAGCGTGGCTCAACGTCCGGGCGATCGTCCAAAAGCGTCGTCAGATCGATGCTGAGCCAGCGTGGGACGGCGCTGACGAACCATGAGCATCGCTGGAGAACGTCAAACGTCTGGATACGACTGCGGCGGGGCAACCGCATTGTTGTGCCGTATCCAGGCGCTTGCCGTCCACACCAACGCGCAAGACGGGTCGGGCCTTCGGGCTCGGGCCGGGCTCTTTGACGTTTTGTTCCTCCCACTTGGCCGGGGCGTTCGCGCCTCGGCTCTTTCCCGGCGGTCGGATCACCCATTTGTCAGCCGACCGGGTACGGTTTCCCTTTCCATCGCGCGCCTCGCCCCCCGTAGCGCGCGTAGGCGATCCGCTGTCGATATCTCCTCCCGTTGGCAGCGGGTCGCCTTCCATTCCCGGCTGAGCGCGAATTTCGTTCGCTGCCGCCACAAGCTTTTCGCGACTGCTCAAAATGTCTGCCAGGACGCTGCTGAGCGGTCGCCAGTTGGTCTTCATGTGATGCCGTCTCCTTTCGCTCCCATACATGGATCGAAAGGCATCGGAAGTGTCCAAAATAGCGTCGGAGAATACCGAAATGCAGGCTGCTGAGTTCGCGCAGACCGCGCTGCAGTACCACATCGCGCCGCGGGCCATGGGGCCGGTCATTAAAGCGCGCCTGCCACATGCACGCCGCATCCTCGGGAAGCGCGGATGGAGCAAGGATCGTGTCCGCGCCCTTTGGTATGCGGACGAGCGCGCGTCTGCGCCGAAGTGGAACGAAATTCGCGATCTGGAGGAGCTCACCGGGCTCCGTTGCGGCCGGGAGGAACTGCGTGAAGTCGACAATCTCATTGCGAACGCGGATCGGCTTCGCCACGGCACCGATCCGGATTTTTACCGCCCGTTTGTTGCTGCGGTCCGCGCGTTCTTTGGCGCTCCTGATCGCACCGGAACTGAGGGAGACGAATAGCAAATGACAGCGAAGAAATCAGCGGCGCTTCACGTCGTGGAATCCAGCCCCATCGATCTCGACAGGATGGAGCAGGAGGTGATCGAGGCCACGACCCACATGCGCCCGTCGATCACCAGGGCGTCGGTCGCCCGCGAACGTCTCAAAGGCGATCTCGCCGGCTACGAAGCGGAGCGCGCGGCGCTCATCGAAAAGCGCACGCTGGCAGTCATTCGGACTGAAACTTTCACCGCCGCGATCGATGATGAGATTGCTGATCTTGACGTGGCCATCGGGCTCTACAGCGGCGTCAAATCAGAGGAGACGGTCTGATGGTCACTGTGTCGGATATTGTGGATGGAGCGACGCGGGCCGAGCGGCGTCGGCGCCTGCGTGCCGCCAGAAAAAGCATCTGGGCTTCGCGCGTGCGGCCGAATGGCCTGCCCTCGTTGCGCTATCCCCGCTCTGAGCCGAGTTCGGACTCGGTGATGCGCTCGAAATATTGGCCGCACATCGGTGCGAAACAGCGCCGCAAGGGGCTGGTGCGTCTCGCAAGGGCAAACGTCGCCATCGCAGCCGAATAGCCGCCAGGCAGCTCAGGGACAGCGGTCGGGACATCACTCGACCTGAGCCATAGCCGGTTAAAATAGCAGGGGTATCGATATGGACGGTTCGGTCAACGAGAGAAGCTTGCCGAGATTCCGCTGCCGGCTGGGCAAGTGGGTGCCCAAGAAGCACTCGCGCTACCGGGTGAAGAACGCCTTCGCGGACAAGACGCTGCAACTGCGCCGGGAACTGATGTTTGGCGTCATCGGTCATGGCTGTAGCACGGGCAGGGAAGGGCGGGGATAAATGACTGTCACCGCATCCAACTACGCCCGTCGCGAGAACGATCTTTACCAAACCGAACCTTGGGCGACGGAAGCACTGTTGCGACATTTCCCGGTTGCCGGGCGCAAGGTATGGGAGCCGGCAGCCGGAAATCACCTCATGGCCGATGTGCTTCGCGACGCTGGTGCTGCAGTGGTTTGCACCGACGTTACCACCTATGGCCGTGAACATGAGCAGGAATTTGACTTCCTTGGGCCCTACTTTGGCACTTCCAAAGGCCCGTTCGACGCAATCGTCACCAACCCTCCCTACGGCAAAGGGAACCGGGATGCCGTTCGGTTCGCCGAGCTGGCGCTCGAGCGGTGCGCTGGAACCGTGGCGCTCCTACTCACGGCCAAATTCGATTTTGGCAAGACCCGGCATCACCTATTCCGCGACAATCCGCGCTTCGCCGCCAAGATCGCTCTTGTTGATCGACTGAGCTGGACGCTCGACGGCGAAACCGGCACCGAAGATCATGCCTGGTACGTATGGCGACCCACGACCGCGCCGATTCGCCCGCCGGTCCTTCTGTACGGGGGCAAGCGATGATCCCCTCCGAAGCCCGTATCTCGGCGGCAGACTATCGTTCGCTGTCTCCGGCCGCCGCAAAGCCGACGAAGTATCACAACCGCAAGGTTACGGTCGATGGCCTGTCTTTCGATAGCCAGGGCGAGGCGAACTATTGGTTCGGCACCCTCAAGCCGATGGAGCGGGCAGGCGAGATATTCGACCTGCAACGGCAGGTTCGGATTCCGCTTGTCGTCAACGGTACGTCTGCTCGATGGTGGTGGACTATCGCTGGCTCGATGCCGGCGGGGCGCCGCATTACGCAGACTTCAAGGGCGCGCCAGCGACTGCCGATTGGAAGCTCAAGGCTAAGCTCTTCAAGGCGATCATCGGCTCCGAAATCCAGATCGTGAGGGCGGTATGAAACCCGATCCATTTCCGGCCACCGATGCCGAGCTATTCACCTACATCAGCAGCCGCGCTAACGAGCGTCCGGCTGTTCCATGGGAGGAGATAGCCGAAGACCTTGGCGTTGCCGTCCAGGACCTCCTGAACTGGTTTCTGGCCTATCGGCAACCCAAGCGCGACAGGCACCAGCTTGCCCGCAAAGGTTCGATGCCGATGCTGTTGGCGACGAACCCGTCCGGTGGACAATACACGCTGTCACGTGACGCACAACGGTTCGCGAACTGGCGTCGGGCTTCGGTCGGCGCAGCGGCAGCGAGGCGCGGATGAGCTGTATGATCTTTTGGCCACGCCATGGCCGAGTTATCCCCGTTAATGTCGGACAGGCACATCGATTTTTTCCGGAGGTCTTGACCTTCTCGACTGCCGAAGAAAATGGGCAAATATAGATGTCCATGAAAGCACTGGACGCCCCACTTATCCACAAGCCGGTCGTGACGCTGGCCTCTGCCCGCGCTGATCGTCAGCGCTCGATTGAGGAGCGTTGGCAGCGGTTCGTCGACGCACAGGAACGGTCGAAGCGAACGCTCGCCATCGAGGACGGCATAGCAGCGGGGAAGGCCTACGCCGATTTCGTTGAGATGTTTGTCGCGAGGCGAGCATGACGGTTCTTCTCGCCTCCACAATCGAGCTTTCCGAGACGGACGTGGAGACGGCTTTGCTCGGGTCATTGTTTTACAACAACGGGGCGTTCAACACCTTCGCGGACGAAATCCGCCCTGAATGGTTTCACGACCAATTTCACCGTTATCTTTTCGAGGCAGCGTGCCGGGTACGAGCGGACGGGCACAAAATATCGCCCCAAGTTGTTGTCGCTCAAATGCCGGAGAACTGCGGGGGCATGTCCCGCAAGGAATTCTTTGCGGCCGTTTGTGCGCGCGGCGCGGCATTAGGGTCGATTGGTGGCCTTATTGCCACGCTGAAAGATCGCTGGGCAAGGCGTCAGCTCCTCGACCACGCCCAACTCATCAAGGATCGCGCGGTGCTCTTCGACCAAGACCCGTTCGAGGTTGCCGGCGAGACGATCCTAGATCTCAATACGATTGCCGCAACAAAGCTACCCTCAAAGGCAAGAAGCTTCGATGCCAGCGTGGAATCTCTCAGGGCATCGCACAAGACACCCGAGCGCCTTCGAGGGGCCACCACCGGTCTTCTTGCCATCGATAACAAGCTCAACGGTTACGCCCGCGGGCAGCTCTATGTGATCGCTGGAAGACCAGGCATGGGCAAAAGCGCGTTCATGTGCTCATCGCTTCGGCGCACAGCACAAAGCGGAAAAGGCGTTGCGGTTTTCTCGCTCGAGATGACGGCTGAGGAAATAGCTGCCCGATGCCTGTCCGACGCCTTGGATTCCGTTCACGCCCCGATGTACGGCTCCATCCTTAAAGGCCTACTTGGCGAGGTCGAAGAGCGCGATATTCAACTCGCACAGGACAGTCTCGCCGGCATTCCGATGCTGGTCGATGACAGCCCGCGCCTCACCTTTCAGGAGATCGCCGGTGCCGCGCGAAAAGCCAAGGCACAATTCGATGCTTCTGGTGTTTCTCTAGCGGTCGTGTGCATTGACCACATGGGGCTTATTACCCCATCCGACCGATATCGCGGAAACAAGGTAGCCGAGGCCGGGGAAGTGTCCGCCCAAGCCCGCGCGCTCGCCAAGGAACTGGACTGCTGCGTCGTGCTGTTATGCCAGCTCAGCCGTGAGGTCGAGAAGCGCGACGATAAGAGGCCGGTGATGTCCGACCTTCGATGGTCAGGCGAAATCGAGCAGGATGCCCATGTCGTCGCATTCCTGTACCGGGAAGCGTACTACCTGGCACAGGCTAACGCCGATCCCTTTGTGATCAGGGATGCACAACGGCACCTAGAATTCCTTATTCGTAAGAACCGGAATGGAGAGACATCGGACATCAAGCTCTGGTGTTCGATCGGCCATTCCAGCGTGCGGGACGATCTGCCGTGAGCGTCCCGTGGATGAAATTCTATCCGGCCGACTGGCGGTCAGACCCACGCCTCAGAATGTGCGGGCTGGCGGCTAGGGGGCTTTGGATAGAGATGATCGCCCTGATGCACGAGGCTGTCCCTTATGGGCACCTCATCGTGTCCGGCCAATCCCCGACAGACACCCAGCTCGCCGTGTTGGCAGGAGTGTCATCCGAACAGGTCCCCGATTTGATCGGCGAACTGGAATCGGCTGGCGTTTTCTCCCGCACGAAAGAGGGAGTGATCTACTCGAGGAAAATGACCAGGTCTGCGAAAAAGGCGGCGATTGCCAGGAGAAACGGGAAAAACGGAGGTAACCCAAGTCTAAGAAAATCCACGGATATTTCGTCTTCGGATATCCAAAATTCAACCGACGTGGTTAAGCCCCAGAAGCCAGAAGCTAGAATCCAGAAAGAAGATAAACCTCTAGCTCAGCATCTAGAACCTGCGCCTGCTGCGCCTGATCGATACGATCGGCTTCTTGACCGATTGCTCGAAGCGAATGGCAACCGTGGTTTCCGAGCGGAGCGCGATCAAGGGCTGATAGTCGTGGGGCCAATTATCGCGCTGGTCGAGGCCGGTCTTGATCTCGACCGAGATATTCTACCGGCGATCAAGGCGAAGCCGAAGCCGGATGCAAGGGCTTGGTCGTACTTCGTCCCTCAAATTCGCGAATTCGCCCAAATCAGACGCTCGGCAGTAACAATTTCTGCCGCGCCGGGGCCGGACGAGGATTGGGGACGAAGAATGCAGGTTTTTCGCGAGGACGGGGTTTGGACCTATGCTTGGGGACCGAAGCCCGGAGAGGCAGGCTGCCGGGTTCCACGCGAATTGCTGAAGGACGCGGCTTGATGGTCAAAGCCCTCATCTGCGGCGGTCGTGGCTATACCGATGCAGCTCGGCTCGAACGCGTACTGGATGCGGCCGTGGAGCGCCTCGGCGTGACCGAGATCATCCAAGGCGGGGCACGACCAAGGCCGGAATTCGGGTGATCAAGTGCTGATGCGGTGTGAGCAGGATTTGTTCGGGAGGGTAGGGTGAGCGATATGGAGAAGTTCTGCAAGGGGCCGAAATGACCAAGCTGGCTGAGATTGTTGCAGAGGCGATAGCCGACGCGCGCGGACCTTGGCGAGCTACGTCCCGCCATGTGAACGGTCATGTGTCGGAAGGCCCGGTCGATGCGGTTCGGGACGAAATTGGAGATACTGACTTAGGTGCCCGCATTCTCGCCGCTCTTGACCGTGCTGGATATGCGGTCGTGCCGCGTCGAGACCATTGAAATGCTTCAGCGTGCTCTTGGCGCGGCGCCCGATGCGGAAAAGCCAAACGAGAGCTTGCCGTGAGCGCGTGGATGGCTGTCGCTTGGCCGACTAGTGGCTTGGTCCTTGGGGTTTGGGCTTGGGTAGCGGAGATGAGATGGGGTCACGGAAAGCTTCGCGCAGAGGACGCGCTGGACCTGCTCCTAATCGTGCCGGCAATGGTCAGTCGGCCTCTGATGATTCTATTTGTGGCGCGTCCGATTAGAAGGTGGTTTCGGAAGCATTGACGAGACACTCCAAATCACCTCATCATGCTCCCCGTCCCGATCGCTGTCCCTGTTCAGCCTTCCCGGTAATAGCCGGTAGGGCTTTTGGTATTTGAACAGGGGAAAGCGATGACAAGCAGATACGGCAGACGGAAGCGGAGAGCGGACCGCCAGAGAATAGCAGAACTCGAGATAGCGGCCTCGGTCCTAGAGAAGCAGGTACAGCTTCTTAACCAGCTGGTGACGACTGCTCGCGAAGAGGGCGTCGAAGATGGCGCCAGTCAGATCATCAATGCCCGTTTCCTACCTGAAACGGTCTCTATGATACGTGAGCACCTGGGCCGGTCCTTCGGCGAAAAGGTGGCTGCTATCGCTGTTCAGCTAGAAGACCAAGACCATCGACGAATGCCCTTTCGTTATCGCGCTCGCGTTGAGCCGATGTCTCAAACCATCCGCTTTATAGAAGGAGAAATTCCGTCGCTTCGTTATCGCGTGGCCCTGTCGGAGGGATGGTGATGGGTAAGCGCGGACCAGCTCGACAGGCCGGCAGACGAGATGCCAGCGGCCATCACTCGCGAAAGAAAGCCGATATCACCAAGCGCCTAGCCGGCAATCTCGACCTTAACGAGCGTGATGCTCTCAGGGTCGGTGTAGAGGCCCGCCATAGGGTATTTGGGGCCCTCCCCGAGCAATGCCGCGATCAGCGTCTCGGCAGCTTCGTAGGGCGTCTTTCCATGGCAGGCGAGCTTACGGAAGGCCAGTACGAAGCCGCAATGCAATATCTAGGCGTATATCACGCCATGGCGGCGGCGGTCGATGCGCCACGGCAACCTGGCGCGGTCAATCTCAACGCCACTAAAGGTGCCGCGAATTATGAGGACATTGAGCGGTCACGGCGTGCCATGGCGGCATGGCGCGCCGCACAGGATGCCGTACAGCGTCGCCAGAATGAATTGCGCGGGCAGGGCGCCCTTATCGCCGCGCTGCGCTCGTGCGTCATCGAGGACCGGGAGTTTCCCCATATGGTCGAATGGCTACGGCAGGCGCTTATAGCGTTGGCGGCGCATTTCCAGATCGGGGATAAGCGGAGGGCCGCATAGGATGGACTTGGTACTCGGTTCCTTCCTCGGCGCCGCTGCCGCCGTTGTGGGAGGATTTTTCCTGTCCATTTGGGGATGGGACTGCTGGTACGACGGTCGACTCGTTACTGGAGGCATTGTGTTGTTCGTCGCCACCAGTTTGGCCGTTAGCGGGACCGCTGGCTTGCTGGTCGGCCTTGATCCGCTGAGCCTGTTGGGGTTGCTCGGATGGTAGATTTCGCTGCAAACGACTGGCGCTATGGGCTTATCGCTCTGGGCATTTTGCTCTTGTGCTTGGGCGCCGGATACGGGGCGGCAAAGTGGATTGTTGATCCAGGTTGTGATGACAACAAGGACGACGGCCGCAAGGATTAGCCCAAAGCGCTACAAGCGCAACCTTCGCTCATCCGCTTTTGGCTGTTGGCGGATTTGAAAAAGTGATGTTGCCTCTTGCATTTCCGCGCAAATCAGTGGATGAGTTTTGAAGCTAGACGCGAAGCGTCGCAAAAGGGCCCGCGCAAACTGCTGCGGGCCGATTGATTTCTGAGGTAGGATTATGGACAGCGCTGGTTATTATCGCGGGACGCCATCCCGCGCGCGGTCTGTAAAACCGCTGGCTATGAAATATGCGGGCGGTGCCGAGAGGTTCGACTCCTCGGCGTCCCACCAACCTACCCGATTGTGCTTACGCCAACTCGATTTCGAGCGCGCGTAGCCCAAAGGTAGAGGCCACAGCTTCAAAACCTGTTTCAGTGTCCGTTCGATTCGGACCGCGCGCACCAAAGGCTCTCTAGCCCAATTGGTAGAGGCGCTAGTCTTAGGAACTAGGCGATCGGGGTTCGAATCCCCGGAGAGCCACCAAACAACGTAGTCCGGCCTCGTCTAGCGGTAGGACTGCTGACTTTGAATCAGCCAACCGTGGTTCGAATCCACGGGCCGGAGCCAAACAATGGCAGATGATCGCGAAAGCGCAGATCGACCGCAGCCATACCCCGTTACCGGGCGTAGGGAAGCGGTATCCTGCCTGACTTGGAATCAGGAGATCGTCGGTTCGAATCCGGCCGCCCGGACCATCACACGAACGGCAAGCTGATTTTCAGCCGCCGTAGCTCAGTTGGCAGAGCAGCCCTCCTGTAAAGGGCAGGTCGCAGGTTCGAAGCCATGCCGGTGGCACCAATTTCGGGGAAATAGCTCAGTCGGGAGAGCGTGCGCCCTGCAAGCGCAATGTCGCCGGTTCGATCCCGGCTTTCTCCACCATATGCGGCGGTAGTTTACCGGCAAAACCGCAGCCTTCCAAGCTGAAGTCGCGGGTTCGATTCCCGCTCGCCGCTCCAAAGAGGTTCAGGGTGAAGATCAATGGCATCGAGATTCAACAGGTTTCTTTTTCGGCCGCCACGGCCCGATTTTTGAAGGCCATTGCCCGGCAGAGCAAGAACGCCTCGTTTATGACCCGGCGGCGTTCGGCTTCATCGCGACAATCAGAGCCTCTGACGATTATTCTCCGGGAGTTGTCCCTGATGGGTAAGGTGCTTTCGTTCCCCAGCGGCGTCGCCTGCAAGGACTGCGGTGAGCAATACGGAGCGCGACCCTAGGTGGCTTTCCATCCTTTTTACAGCGTGATCCTTGATTCTGATCCAGCGACATTGGACCCGGAAATCAAGGTCACAGCCGTCGCGACATTTGATGACGGGGTTTTCCTGATCGATGGTGCCGGGCGGCATCGACTTTCCGACCCTCCGCAAAGGTCCGGTCGCTTCCCGGAATGGGTGGTGAAACTTGAGGGGCCGACATGTTAACGAGCCGTCGTGGATTTATCGCTGGCCTTTCCCTGTCCATCCAATGAATTTCGCGATCGGTCTAGCGCTGTTCGCGCTCTTCATCGTGTTCATCATCTACATGGGGAGAATGGACTGATGAGCGGAGATATCCCGTGTTTCCCCACCTTCTCTCACACGATCACTCCCGGCCTTACAGGCACAATCGGTTGCACTCATACAGTCTCGACCGAAACCACCGGCTATACCAGTGAGTTTGCTGAAGCCGGCGCTAAAATCGGGGCCGGCCTGAAAATCACCTATCCGGGCGAAAGGGCACATCTTTCCCGCATTGCCGATCTCGAGAAAGAGAACGCCGAGCTGCGGGCGCGGCTGGAAATGGCCGAAATCAGAATTTCGGCCCGTGATGAGAAGATTGAAGTGAGCGCCGAAACCATCGCGCTACTCAAAGGCCTTGAAATCACCCGCCCCGTCGGCCCGCTTCCTTCCAACTACGCAGCCCAGCCTCCTCGCAATTATGCGGCGAGACTGATGGCGCGGGGCGAAGCGGACTGATGCTGAGCTTTGGCCCGATCTCGCTAGCCCCGATCAGCGCGATCATACAGTGGTTCATCTACCCTAGCGCACCGGCGACGCGTTTGGTCACGCCAATCTACCAGAGCCGCTATCTCACCATTGTCCCGATCGACAGGAACGGCGTGGTTACAAGCTATGGCGCGATCCAGACCGATCCGTGGCTGAAGGGCTAGCAGATGTTTCAGTGGCCCTCAAAGTCGACCGCCGATTTGCTCGACTACGGCATCAATTGGTCCGAATTTCTTGGTACCGACACCATAACAGCCTCGGGATGGACGATTGCGCCTGATGACTTGGTGCAAACCCGAAACAGTTTTTTGCCGCAGATCGCGACGATCTGGCTATCAGGCGGCACGCCGAATCAAGTCTACACTGTGACGAACACCATCACCACGGCGCTCGGCCGGGTGGTTGACCAATCCGTCAACATCCTCGTGACGAATAATTAGGGGAAGCCGATGACGCGCCGCCCGATCTCACAGACCGTTGCCATCGTGCCAGAAATGACCGCGTGGCAGCCCGTTGCCGCGTCACAGAGTGCGCAGCTTTTGGGGGCGACGGGGCAGAGTGGGGATCTCCTCGATAAGCTCCTTTGCGTTGTAGCCACGGCCGCGACGGCGCAAGTCCAGATTCAGGACGGCGCTAGCGGGACACCGATTACCGTGCTGCCAAACAGCCCTGGTGGCGGCATTGGTACTTACGACCTTCTTCTCGGCATCCAGTCCAAGGCTGGCGGCTGGTACGTCACCACAGGGGCCGGCGTGACGGTCCTTGCCGTAGGCCAGTTCACCTAGCCAGTCCATCCTTTCCGAATCTCTCTTTTGCGCCCGGCGGGGAACTTGCCCTTTCCCTGCTGGCTTCGACACGCGTTTCGATGGGGCTGAAAAGGAGGCCGCATGGCCAACGTAATCTCTAAGCTTCTGCCGTTGCCCGGCTTCCGCATGCCGGATGCCAGCCATCTCAATACCTGGGCAACGGCGATCAACAATGCTTTCAGCGGCGCGACGCAAACGACGCCCCGCGCTACGGCGACCGATGGGATTATAGCCCATGCAGGCGGCGGCCAGACCAATGCGGTCCTTCTCACGTCGCTGGTCAACCGCGTTTCGACGGTCGCCACGGCTGCAGACAGCGTAAAGCTGCCCGTTTCGGCGGCGGGACTTGTCGTGCAGCTCGTCAATGGCGCTGCTTCCAATTCGATGCAGGTCTTTGGGTCCGGCACCGACACCATCAACGACGTGGCAACTGCGACTGGCGTTGCGCAAGCGGCAGGCGTGTCTGCGACTTACTTCTGCCCCGTCGCCGGCAAGTGGTACCGCGTCCTCTCTGCTTGATCCTCAATCCCCATTCTCAAAATCTGCTGAAAGGCTCCTCCTATGTCTGGCTTGATCACCAACGGACTTCCCCAGCTCGCGCAGCCCTCGGGCGCCGAGACTGCCTATGTCGATACCAACACCGCTGCCGGGCAGGCGCCCCAGGATGCAATGTCCTCTCTGACGGAGCTTGCCATCATGCTCCGTCAGTTCGGGGCGAGCGCCGACAAAACGACCGTGGCCGGTTCGCGCTATTACCGTTCCACCACCATCGGTTCGCAGAAGACCCTTACCGGCATCAGCGTGCTCGTCGGCGGCACTGGCGGTACCGACAACTGGATTGTTGAGCTGCACGATGTCAGCGGCAATCTCGTGGCGACTTCGACCACCTCCGGCACGCTGGCGGGAACTGCGAATACCTGGCAGGAAATCGCCTTCACCGCTCCGGTGACTGTTGCCAGCGGCACCTACTTCATCGCCGTCCAGTCCAACGGCACCACGGCTAAGGTTGCCGTGCTCGATAGTCCGGTGTCGAACCTTCTCACCGGCTCCGCTACCGGCACCTTCGGCACCAGCGCTTCGATCACGCCCCCGACCACGTACACGGCCAATCTCGGGCCCATGGCGCTCGTGTACTGACATGAAGGGGTCTTCTTTGGAGCTTCGGGATGTGTGGACGATGTTCGCGTGGAACGCGCGCCACGTCCCAGATGGCAGCGCGGAAATCGCCTCGTGGTACAACCGCTGCATTCTTGCCGGCGATTAGAAAAATCGTATCGCGAAGTGCGGAAGCTTCACCCCGCGCCGCGGGAATTCTTTTTCGCAAAGCGGTCTGAAATAGGCGGTCAGTAGATGGCGATCGGCAAAAAGACCGGCGGTCGGCAAAAGGGAACGCCCAACAAGGCCAGCGCGGCTCTCGCCAACGAGATCGCGGCGTCGGGTCTTACCCCTCTCGATTACATGCTCGACGTTCTTCGCAATGAGAACGCCGATCCGAAGGACAGGATGTGGGCGGCTGAAAAGGCTGCCCCATATGTGCATCCGAAGCTCGCGACCATCGAGCACAGCGGTAAGGGGGGCGGCCCGTTCCACATCGTGATCTCGCCATCGGATGCAGAGCTATAAGCCAAATCCGGGGCAGGCTCGGGCAACTGCGCTGCTCACGGGGCCTCAGCGGCATACGCTGCTCGCTGGGGGCGCGAGGTCGGGCAAGACGTTTCTGCTGACGCGGGCGGTTGTCGTTCGTGGACTTCGGGGCGACGGATCAAGGCATGCCATTCTCCGTTTCAGGGGAAACGCGGCCCGCTCGTCTATTGCCCTCGATACGCTGCCCAAGGTGATGTCCGTTTGCTTTCCGGACGTAGCGTTGACCGAGCATCGGCAGGATGGGTTCTTCGAACTGCCCAACAAGTCGCAAATCTGGATCGGCGGCCTCGACGACAAAGAGCGTGTCGAGAAAATTCTAGGGCAGGAGTATGCGACCCTCTATCTGAACGAGTGTTCACAGATTCCCTATTCGTCTGTTGTGGTGGCGCGGACACGTCTTGCGCAACAGGTCGAAGGCCTCAAGCAACGGGCCTACTACGATCTTAATCCAGGCGGCGCGAACCATTGGACCAACCTTGAGTTCGGGCGCCACGTCGATCCGATTTCAGGCCAACCGCTTGGCGATCCCGACAACTATAAACGCGCTTTCGTCAGCCCGGAAGAGAACGCTGAAAACCTTTCTGCCGAATTCCTCGACAGCCTGCGAAACCTTCCGACAAAACAGCGGAAGCGCTTCTTTGATGGCGAATATGTCGAAGAGGTCGATGGCGCTCTCTGGACCATCGAAATGCTGGACCAGCACAGGGCGGATTCGCTGCCTGAGCTGAAGCGCATCATCGTCGCGGTTGACCCGTCAGGATGTTCGGGAGACGAGGACGAACGATCGGACGAAGTTGGGATCGTTGTGGCGGGCGTGGGCATCGACGGGATCGCCTATGTGCTTGAAGACCTCAGCGGGCGCCACGGGCCTTCTGGTTGGGCTGCGATAGCTGTTTCTGCGTATGAGCGCTGGGGCGCGGATACGATCGTCGCTGAAACCAACTATGGCGGCGCGATGGTGCGCGAAGTCATCAAGGCTCAGGGAGCGCACGTGCCCTTCCGCGAGGTCAAGGCATCCCGCGGCAAGCATGTTCGGGCGGAGCCGGTGGCCACGCTCTATGAGCAAGGAAAAGTGCGCCACTTCGGGCGGTTCCCGAAGCTCGAGGATCAGCTTTTGGCGTTCTCCTCGGCTGGCTACACAGGCGATCGGTCTCCGGACCGGGCTGACGCGGCGGTGTGGGCGATTTCTGACCTGTTCCCGACTGTCCTGGCTGAACCAAGGGCGCCGCTAGCAATGCCAAAGCTTCGCGCCCCTGGCAATCTCGGGCAGCATGGATGGATGGCCCGATGAGCGAGGACGAATTTGCTCCGGCCAATGATGACGCCGGCATTCTGAAAGAGGCCAGCCGCCGCTTCGAATATTGCGAGGGCTTTTACTCGCACGCCTATGCAATGTGGCGGGAAGACTATCGTTTCGGCCACGCCGATTCCGACAATCAGTGGCAATGGCCTGACGCGCTGCTGACCACGCGGGAATTGGACCAGAAACCAGTCCTCACCGTCAACAAGACGCGCATCCACTGCCTCCAGATCATCAACGACGCCAAGCAGAACAAGCCGGGCATCGTTGTCCATCCCACGACCAACGAGGCGACGTACGAGGCGTCGCAGGTCTATGAGGACGTGGTTCGCCATATCGAGTACGAGTCCAAGGCGCAGCAGGCCTATGACAAGGCCAGCGAGAACCAGGTGTTCGGCGGCCTCGGTTTCTGCAAGGTGTCGACCGACTATGTGTCTCCGACGAGCTTCGATCAGTCGATCAGGATCGGCGGCGTCAACGATCCGACCAGCATCTATATGGACCCGGACGCGAAGGAAACCGATCGCTCGGACTCGGAATACGCCTTCGAATTCGATGACATGTCGGTTGAGAAGTTCAAGCGCGATTTTCCCGACCATGAAGATGCCCTGAACGCCACCCCGCTCGAAACTGGCACGGGCTACGATACCTGGCTAGACCGCGATCATGTGAGGGTCGCTAACTACTGGCGCAAAAACCACAAGCGCATCACTCTCGTGTCGGTGATCGATCCCAATACCGGCGAGCGCCGGAGCGCGCAGAAGAATACGATCAGCCCCGAACTGTTGAAGGCGATCAAGGCTGATCCGGCATGGGACTATCGCGAGCGCAAGTCCGATATCGTGACGGTCGAGTGCATCAAGATTGCCGGTCACAGTGTCGTCAATCGCTACATCTGGCCCGGAAAGTATATCCCGATCGTTCCGTGCATCGGTGAAGAGGTGCTTGTCGAGGGCCAGTTGGATTACAAAGGCCACGTCCGTTACCTCAAGGACGCGCAGCGGATGTACAATTATAATAGTAGTGCAGCTGTCGAGTTCGGCGCGCTCCAGACAAAAATCCCGTATCTCGGGCCGGCGGAAGCCTTCGAGGGCTACGAGGAATATTACGCCTCCGCCAACCTCCAGAACCTCGGCTTTCTGCCCTACAAGCACAAAGACGATCAGGACCAGCCCATTCCCGCTCCGCAGCGCGTGCAACCGCCTAGCGCTTCGGCTGCGTACCTGGAAGGAATGAAAACCGCCCAGGAAGAGATGATGATGGCTTCCGGCCAGTATCAGGCTCAGATGGGCGAGAACGAGAACGCCAAGTCCGGAAAGGCCATCGCGGAGCGCCAGCGCCAGGGCGATAACGCGACCTATCACTTCATCGACAACCATGCGATCATGGTGCGCCAGATCGGCAGGATCGTGGTTGACCTGATCCCGAAGATTTACGACACGACCCGGATCATGCGCATCCGTGGCGATGACGGGATTCTCAAGAACATCGTCATCGACCCGCAGGCGCAGCAAGCCGTCCAAAAGAAGATCGATCAGGGCCGCAAGGAAGCCCAGATCATTTTCAACCCGAACGTCGGGGAGTTTGGCGTCGAAGTCGATATCGGCCCGAGCTACGCCACGCGGCGGCAGGAGGCCTGGAACGCCATCGTTCAAATCCTGTCGCAGTCGCCACAGTTGGTGCCAATCGTCGGCGATCTGCTGTTCGAGAATGCCGACTTCCCCGGCGCCGACGAGATCGCGCAGCGTTTGCGCCGCATGGCGCCCCCGCAGGCGTTGCAGGACGGGCCCTCCCCGGCAGATCAGCAGTTGGAGGCCCATGTTCAGCAGCTCGGCGGCATGGTCCAGCAGCTCAACCAGAAGCTCGCCGACAAGACGGCGGAAGAGAACATCCGCGCTTTCGAGGCGAGTGTGAAGGCATTCGACGCCATGTCGAAGCGGCTGCAGGTGATTGGCAACGCTGGTCCGATCGTGACCGCCCAACAGGAACAGCCTTTGATCGAAGGGACGCTGCAGAGCATGGAAGGAACCCCAGCTTTGCCGGGCGCGCCGCAAATTCAACCCGCGCCTCAGTCGCAGCCAATGTTACCGCAGGGAGGGGCTCCGCAGCCGGCTATTGGGCAACAAGCCCCGTAAATGCGCGGCGATCCTCTGTCCGAAACGCTGATTAATCCCAGCGCCAAGCAAATCCGCGACCGCAAGATCGATCTATGGCGTCAATGGCAGGCGCTCAACGACATGCCGGGCGAAATCATCGTGCGGCGTGGGTACGACCTGCTCGCGGAAGGGCGGTCGGTGATGATCATCGTCCGATCGCTGGTACCTCGCCACATGACATGGAACGGCTGAAATGACCACTAAGCTTGTCCGCGATACCGCCAAGGAATTAGCCGGAGCATTCTTCGACAATCAAGACGTGTTCCGCGACGGCCGCATGAACCGGAGCCAGTTGTTTCGCATTAAAGCCGGCTCGCAGCGCGAGTTCGTGCGAACCTATTGGAAGGACTTCGTGCCGCTGGCGCGTTCGATCCTGGGGCGCATGCTTTCCGAGCCAGGTCGGTCGGATACTGACAAAGACCTGATCTACGACGCGTTGCTCAATGAGCGCGGTGCGATGAACGATGAGCAATTGGCTGCACCGTCGATCCTGAGGCTGAACTGATGAATGTGCTAAGCTACCGCGATATGCCAGAATCGGACGGCAAGACACCGACGATGTACGACGTGCGTATGGATGACGAGCGCCCTGTAACGCAAGCCGATGTCGATGACTGGATCAATGCTGTCCAGATCATGGTGCGGCAGCGCGACATATCAAGCTGTCTTGAGCAGATGACGCGTGATGCCCTGACCGGAGCAATTTCGCGTGAGTCATATCTGGAGATGACCGGCGCGTTCCTGCACGCGTATACGAGCGAAGAGGCGCAAGCGCGCGAGCGCGGGCCCGACTGGCGCGCGTGAATGCGTGACCTTCGCGCCGTCACCAAGCCCGAGTTTGATGCCTTCATTGCCGCTTACGCGCCGCCGCTGACGAGCCGAAGCTTTGCATCCGGTCTGATCGCTTACGAGGACACGTCAGACGGAGCGGCGTGGCCCGACAGCCTTGTGGCCAGTTATGTCGCTCCTGCGCCTCCAAAGCGCCCGCGTGCGTCCGGTTGGCGCATTCCAGTGTAAGAGGCCTGATGATGGCTAAAATCCCGACTGCCGAACGAAAGAAGTTGCCCAAAAAGGACTTCGGCCTTCCTGGCAAGGTCGACAAGAAGGGCGAGAACAAGGCCGGGCGGGGAGCCTATCCAATGCCCGACAAAAATCACGCCAGGGTCGCGAAGTCCTATGCTTCCAAGGAAGAGGCACGCGGCAAGCTGTCGCCGTCCGCCAAGGAAAAGATCGACGCCAAGGCCGACAAAATCCTCGACGAAGGCAAGAAGCGCAAGAAGAAGGATGCCGTCAAGGTCGAGCGCTCCCGGAGCACGATGTGATGGCCGCCAAGGCGAAGAAAAAGGACGCCATTGCCGTCGAAGTCGCCCCGATGATGGGCGACCCTGAACGTGAGCGCAAATATCGTGCCGAAGATGCTCTTCGCACTCTCGGCGACGCGGAGAAAATCCGCAAGGACAAGGCCTTGATGCGCGACGTTGACAAAGCGCGCAAGGCCAAGATGGATGAACTCGCCAGCATTCCGTGCGAGGTCTCCGAAAAGACGATCGGCAAGCGCAAATGACAGCAGCGCAATGGCAGGTTCTTGCGTCTGCCTATTGGCTCGCTGCGCAGGGCCCGTCACTCAAGAATTGGCAGTATTGGCGACTCCAAGCCTCCTACGCCTACGGTCATGCCCGCAGGTTAATGGGAGTCGAATAAAACCCGGACGGGGCGGTTTCCCCGATACCCAAAGAGGAAATGAATGGCTGACGAAAAGGCTACGGCACCTGATGCCGATGGCGTGAAAACGCCTGTCGATGACGTGCAGGTCGATACGACTACCGCGATTGATGCTTCGGCGAAACCGGTCGATCCCGACCCGGCGGCTGTTGCCGATCCGAATGCGGCTTCCGATGCCCAGCCTGCTGCCGGCGAGGAAGCCAAAGGCAAGCCTCAACGTCTCCCGGAATGGGCTGAGAAAAAGCTGGCCGAATCCGAGTTCGAGAAGCGCGAGCTTCGGCGCAAGGCCAAGGAGCTTGAGGAAAAGCTGGCTGCCCAGGCCGCGCCATCCCAGCCGGCTCAGCCGAATGCCGCTGATGAAGCGGCCGCAAAGGCAAATGCCCCGGTCGGGCAGACGCCAGAGGAATTCGAGCGCGCCGTGCAGGCTGAGGCCGATCGGCGCGTCGACGCTGCAAATGCCGACAAGGCGCAGCGTGAGTTCGACGAGAAATGCAATGCAGCCTATTCAGCAGGGAAGGGCACCTATAGCGACGACTTCGACACGGCGGTCCAGAATCTCCGCACTGTCGGGGCGATGACCCCGGAAATGCTGAGCCTCGTGCTCGAAACCGACGATCCCGCAAAAGTTATCTATGAGCTTGGCAGTAATCCTGACCAGGCGGCGTCGCTCGTTGCGATGACCCCGACGAAGCGTGCTTTCGAGATCGCGCGACTTTCGCAGCCAGCGCCGAGAAAGGCCACGCCGCTTTCCAAGGCCCCGCCTCCGGTTCCCGGCATCGACGGAAGCGCCCGCGTCACGGCGACCCCGAGCGATGCCGACGACGACGATACCTTCTTCCGCAAGCGCGAAGCCGAGCTTAGCGCGAATGGTCGTTGGTAAGTTTCAACCCGCCGCGATCCGGCTTTAAAGATCGCTGAATAGCTCGACAACATGCGTGCGGCCGACGAGCACCGCACCGTTCCGGCACGATAGCCGAGATTGGCCCGCTTTCACCTCGCTTACGGGCGGCGAGACCCCACCGGCACGACGAATAGGCGACAACCTCCCGCTGACCAGCGGGCGCCTCCGCTCGTGCCTCGAAAGCAACACGGCCAATCGAGGTTCTCATGGCTAACTCCCTTCTCACTACGAGCAGGATCACGCGGGAAGCCGTGATGCTGTTCGTCAACTCCAATGCGCTTCTTGCCAACGTCGACCGCCAGTATGACGGTTCATTCGGCAAGGCTGGCGAAAAGATCGGCTCCCAGCTCCGTATCCGGCTCCCGAACGATTACGTTGCGGTAAAAGGGCCTGCGGCGAGCATTCAGGACACCACGGAACAGCAGACTGTCCTTACGCTGGCGACGCAGTCGCACGTGGATGTTTCGTTCAGCGAGGCAGACATGCTCCTGAGCGTCGACGACTTCCGAGAAATCATCCTCAAGCCGATGATGAACACTCTCGCGGGTCAAGTCGCTGTGGACGTAATGAACGTCTTCGAGTACGGCTATATCCCCCTGCCGGTCGTCAACGGCTCCAATCCGATCGCGGCTCCTCTCACGGCCACGACCGGCGGCGTCTGCAATATCGCCCCGCAGTACCTGAGCGACGGCGTGACGCTGACCAACCCGACCAGCGGCACGATGCTGGACGCCCGCGCCATCCTCGCCAACAATTCGGCGCCGGGCGGCAATCGCAAGCTCGTTTTCGATCCGCGGACGAATGCCCGTATCGTCAACTCGCTGACCGGCCTTCTCAATCCCGCCAAGAGCATCTCGAAGCAGTTCGAGAGCGGCGAGATTCAGGCTGGTCTCGGCTATCAGGGCATTTTCGAGGATCAGACCGTCATTAAGCACACGACCGGTACCTTCTCCGCCGGCACGGTAAATGGCGCTGGGCAGACGGGCTATAGCCTCACCGTCAACGCGATCACGGGCACGCTCAATGTCGGCGACATCATCACCTTTGCAGGTGTGAATGCCGTCAACCGCGTGACCAAGCAGAACACCGGCGAACTTCGAACCTTCGTTGTCACGGCTAACGTGGCGAGCGGCGCGACTTCGATCCCGATCTATCCGGCGATCGTGCCGCCCGTGAACGGCAACGCAGTCCAATACCAGACGGTCACGGCGTCTCCGGCCAACAGTGCGGCGATCACCATGATCATCGCGCCGTCGACTACGTATCGCAAGAACGTGGCCTACGCCCCTGAGGCCATCACCATGGTTTCCGGCGATCTGCCGCTTCCCAACAACATCGATGCCGCTCGGGCCAAGTACCAGAACGTTTCGATGCGCATGGCAAGCCAGTGGCAGGTCGGCACCGACCAAAACGTAACGCGCCTGGATACTCTGTATGGCGCGCTGCTGACTCGCCCTGAATGGGCGACCATCGTCCCCGACACCATCAACTGATCCCGTTGATTAATGGCCCTCGGCAGCAATGCCGGGGGTCGGTTTGCTTTGCGAGGTGCGCCGATGGCTGAATTTCAGGAATACCCTAAGTGGGTCACGCTTTCCGGGCATAAGCCTATCCTCTGCGAAGATGCCGACGAGGAATCCGCGCTCCGGGCAGCACATGGGGCCAAGACGTCTGCGCACGCCCCGGCCCCAGCCAATGCGTTGTTGGTGGAGGGATATCAGGCCGGCGATGCCGCCACGGGGCATCACGGTTCTCCGCACGCGATCGCTGACGTACTTCCAAAGAAGTCCGGCTGGCCGAAGGGCAAGAAGCGTGGACCGCGCAATATGGCCGTGAACTGAAATGGCCAACCTGTCCCTCATCACCTTCGGCGACCTGATCAATCTGGCGTTCCTGACGGCCGGTATTGTCGGCCAGGGGCAGAGCGTCGGCGCGCAGGACATGACTAACGCGACCCAGATGTTAAACGCCATGCTGGGGCAATGGCAGCGGCGCCGATACCTCGTCTACTATCTCGAGGAAACCAGCATCAGCGCTACAGGCGCGCAGTCTTATTCGGTCGGGCCCGGCTGTGACTTCAACATCGGATCGCGGCCGAGCGAGATCAATTATGCCTTTGCCCGGCAGGTGATCAACGCCAATCCGAACCAGATCGACTATCCGCTCTCTCTCCTGCCGGCGCGCGAGACCTACGCGCAAGTGGCAATGAAACAGCTTGAGGCCTTCCCGCAATGGGCTTGGTACCAAGCATCCTATCCGATCGGGAACCTGTTCGTTTACCCCGTCATCACGTCGCAGTTCACGATCTACATCGGCTATCCCGCGCTTTTGCAGACAGTGACGAGCCTCACCAACAAGATCAATCTGCCGCCGGAATATATGGAGGCGCTTCTTTACAACCTCGCCGTGACGCTGGCGGGAGCCTATCAGCTCTCGCCCAATTCCGTCATCGTGGCTCGCGCCGGCGCCGCGCTGGAGACACTTCGCACGGCAAACGCCCAAGTGCCGCAAATGCGTATGCCGAGAATATTGAGTGGGGGCGCGCGGTGGAATGTATATAGCGACCGATCGGGCCCCGGTAACTACTGATGCCCCTCGTTCCTCTTCTCGGTGGCAACTATCAGGGCCGTTCGATTCAGGCCGCCTCTCGGATGCTTTGTGTCAATCTCTACCCTGAGAGAAACGCCGGGGAAACGTTCCAGCCGGTCCCTGATAGCCAGGCCATTACGCCCGTCACCTATTACCAGACACCAGGGCTTCTCACTGTCGGAACGCCTCCCATTTCGGAAGGCAACCGGCAGAGCTACCGGGCAACCAATGGCGCGCTCTATGTCGTCGTGGGGCCCAATGTCTATGCCGTTTCCAACACCTTTGCTTATACCCTGCTTGGCTCGATCCCGGACGGTTCGGCCCCCGTCATTTTCGCGGACAACGGACTAGCCATCGTCATCGTCGATGGAGGACTGACCGGCTACGCCATCGACATGGCGACGAATGCGTTCGGGCCTATTACCGATCCTTCCTTCCTTGGCGCCAGCTCCACGGCGCAGCAGGACGGGTTCTTCATCTTCAACAAGCCGGGGACCAATCAGTTCTATATCTCGCTGAACAATGTGACCTTTGAAATGCTGACCGGGACGACGGGCCGCATTCTTGCGGGGTCCATCGTTTCGGGCGGGACGGGCTATGTCAGCGCGACTTATACCGCTGTTCCGCTTACAGGGGGAACCGGCTCTGGCGCGCAAGCGACCGTGATCGTCACGGGCGGCATCGTCACGTCGGTTACGCTCACGAATCCCGGTGGAGGGTATTCCCTCAACGACACGCTTTCTGCGTCGAACAGCAACTTGGGAGGTTCCGGGTCTGGATTTTCCTATGGTGCTGATCAGGTCGCGACGGCCTTCGATCCGCTCGATATCGCGACGAAATCGAGCGCTGCCGATCCCATCATCAACGTCGTGGCGATCCACGGCGTGCTCTGGCTGGTGGGGGCGCTTTCGTCCGAAGTTTGGGCGCCGAGTGGCGCTGCGGATTTCTACTATCAGCGCATTCCGGGCGCCGTTATCAACCATGGTTGCGCCGCAACTTATTCCATGTCGCAGATGGACGTGTCGATGTTCTGGCTGTCTGAGGACGCCCAGGGGAACGGCATCGTCGTGCGGGCGCAAGAAACCGCGATCCTTCGGATTTCAACCAACGCGATCGAAGAGGCAATCCAGGGCTATAGCCAGATCAGCGATGCCATCGGATTCTGCCATCAGATCGACGGACATTCCTTCTTCGTCCTGACCTTTCCTACAGCCGACGTTACTTGGGCTTATGACCTTTCGACGGGTCAATGGCACCGGCGTGCATCGATTGACGGCAACGGGAAACTGCATCGCTGGCGTGCCAATTGCTTTGCCTTTGCGTACGGGCAGAATTTGGTGGGCGACTATCAGAACGGCCACCTTTATCAGTTGAGCGGCAGCTTCTTTTCCGACGACGGAACGGCCATCCCGAGGATTGTCAGCTTTCCTCACATTGTCGGCAATGGACAGCGCCTCCTCTACACACAGTTTCAGGCGAAAATGCAGGTTGGGTCGATCGTCGACACCCCCAGCTCGTCACCCCCGCAAGCGTCATTGCGATGGAGCGACGATGCGGGCGTCACGTTTGGCAATGCGGTCATGCAATCAATCGGCGCTTCGGGCGAATACATCACGTCCCCCCAGTGGCAGCGCCTTGGCATGGCCCGCGATCGCATCTTTGAATTGAGCTGGTCCGTCGATGCCGACGTGGCAATTGCCGGCGCGTGGATCAACTATAAGGCGGCTGCAACGTGAGCACGCCGTTCCCCGGCGCCCAGACTCCTGCGGTTGTGCAATCGACAGGGTTTTTCACGACGCAATGGATACTCTGGCTACAGCAGTTTGCCCAACAGCCGGGCCCAATTGCCGCCGTGGCCCTTGGTGCATCGCCGGCATCGTTTACCGCCTCCGGTGCCGGAACACTGACGTTGAATGGCGGAACGATCAGCGACCTAACCCTAACTCGCGCCGGCATTACTGCCGATCTGGGAGCCCAGCGGTCGGTGCTCATGGCGAATAACGATGTGGCGCGAGTGACCTATACGGGCTCCGTGACGGCCAGTTTCATACCAGGCTGAGATTTCATGCATCACGTCTTTTCCGTCGATCGGCAATTCGCTGCCGAGCGAGCGAACCGTATTGCCAATGACCCCGAGGTGCGGCCGTGGCTTGGCGGCTCAGGCCCGCTCGATTTCAGCACTCTCGTCGCCAACTTGGCAAACGTGCTGCTGATGAATGAGGAGGGCGGTGTCTTCTTCGAAAACCTCGAGCCTGGGCTGTACGAAGCGCACACGTTGTTCCTGCCAGAGGGCAGGGGCGAGAAGGCCGTTCATGCCGTTCGCGATGCTCTGCGGTGGACGTTCACCAAGACCGACGCCGTCGAGATCGTCACGAAAGTCCCCGAGGGGAACAAGGGGGCTCTCGGGCTTGTTCGTGCCATCCACGGCGAGAAGCGCTTTCACCGCGACAATGCCATCCTGATCGACAGGAAAGCTGCCGGGGTCGATTACTACGCGCTGCCGATCATGTCATGGGCCGGGAAGGCCGAAGGGATCGCCGCCTCGGGTCAATGGTTTCACGAAAAGCTCGAAGCTGCCAAGAGCGCAACCGAAGGCGCCGCGCCTCTCCACGAGGACGACGAAGCGCATGACCGCTATGTCGGCGCCACGATCGAAATGATCGGCAGCGGCCATCTCGCCAAGGGCATCAACTTCTACAATCGCTGGGCGAAGGTTTCGGGCTATGGCCCTGTTTCTGTGATCGCGCTCAATCCCATCGTAATCGACATCGGCGACGCCATCCTTGCGGTGCGCGGCGATGATTTCGACGTTTTACTATGCAGATAGGAGGCCAGGATGCCAATCGGCGCGACGATCGGTAGCGCCGTCATCGGGGCGGGCGCCAACCTGCTCGGCGGCAATATGCAGGCCAGTGCGGCAAACAATGCCGCCAACCTCAATGAACAGCAGTACCAGCAGACCCGAAGCGACCTGCTGCCTTACAACAAGGCAGGCCAGACGGCGACGAATGCGCTGCTGAAAGCGCTCCCCTCGCTGACGGCTCCCGTCACGATGGACGAGGCCACACTTCGGCAGACCCCCGGCTATCAATTCAACCTCAATCAGGGCCTAAAGTCTGTGCAGAACGGCGCCGCAGCTCGCGGATTGGACAGTTCCGGCGCGGCACTGAAGGGCGCGGCTGGCTATGCCACGGGGCTGGCGGATTCGACCTATCAGAACCAGTTCAACAATGCCGTCACGAATAAGCTCAACGCCTACAACATGCTCTCGGGTGTTTCGAGCCTTGGCGAGAATGCTGCGGCCCAAACCGGGGCTTATGGCACACAGGCTGCCGCAAATGCCGGTAACGCCCTGACGAATGCAGGGACGGCTCAGGCGGCCGGCCTCGTCGGCGCTGGCAATTCACTGGTCAACGGCCTCAACACCTATGGCGGGTATCAGTTCGCGCAGCAAAATCCGCTGTTGTCGTCCGGCATTTATGGGAGCGCCTGACCATGGCTGATATCCAGACTGGCTTCTATACCCAGGCAAATCCAAATGCGCTTCTTGGGACCGCGCAGGCCGCGACCGGCATTCGCGGGCAGCAGATCAACAACGCGCAGGCGCAGCAGAACGTCGTGACGCAGCAGGTTCAATATCTTGCCGGAGGACTCGGCATCCTCGCCAAGAAGCCCGACCTGTCGCAGGCCGATATGGTCAACTTCGCCAATGGCGCGCTCAAGGAAGGGATTATCAGCCCCCAGACCTATCAGGCCGAGATGCAGAACGTACAAGCTGTCGGTAACGACCCCGGAAAGCTTCAGCAGCTCGCAACCAATTATGCACAGCGGGCTCTCGATGCCGGTTCGAAATTCACGTCGACCTTCGGCGCGCCGACGACCATCTCCACGGGTAGCAACACAGTGGCCGGCGTTCAAAATCCAATGACCGGCGTATTTACTCCGGGGTCGGCTATTCAGCAGAACATGGCTCCTAGCGATGCCAACTCGCTCGTCACGATTACCATGCCGGACGGGAGCACGCGACAGGTGACGAAGGCGCAGTCCGTCCAGATGCTCGGCGCTAATGGCAATCCTTTGACCGCGCAAGGGGCGCCAGCGGCCGGGAACGCACTGACTGGCCAGACGTCCGCGCCGGTTCCACTCGCGCCGCTGCCCTCCTCTCAGGACACGGGACCGGGCATCAGCGCCCCGTCGCCTCAGCAGCAGGCGATGTTCAGCCAATCCGGTGCTCAGTATCAGGCCGCGAAAAACAACGACGCCAACTATCAGGCCAACCTTGTGCCGCTCGAAAAGAGCCTGGCGCTCCTCAAGGAAACGCCGCTCGTCGGCCAGGGCGCGGCGATCCCGACCGACGTGGCTAACGTGCTCAATACCTTCGGCGTCAATATCGGCTCCGATCAGGCCAAGGGCTATGCCGAACTCAACAAGTACCTGACGCAGGTAGCGCGCAATAGCGGGGCTGCCGACAAGTCCATTCCACAGCTCGAAGCGGCCTTCGGATCGAACCCGAACGTCGACATGAACAAGCCGGCGATCCAGGATGTGCTTGGCACGCTGGTGTCCTTGCAGAGAATGCAGCACGCCATCGTAGCCAATGCCGACGCACAGGGCATCAAGCCCGAAGGCTACTCGGATTTCGCACGACGGCAGGGCTCCAGCCTAGATCCCCGCGCGTTCGGCGTCGACCTCATGGATGCGAACGCGAAGGCCAATCTCCTTAAGGAATTGGAAGCAAGCCCAGCGGCAAAGGCGCGGTTCGCGCAATCGCTGAGGGTCGCAGCGCAGGCTGGCGTTCTCGGAGACGGCAATGGCCAATAACGACGGTTATTGGACGCCGGCAATCCAGTCGTACGCCTACAACCGGTTGCGCACCGAAGCGGGCTTGACCGATGCCGGTGCGCGGGGCCTCTTGTCGCGCTGGATGAATGTCGAAGCTCCGGATGGTCCCACTTCGGTAAATCCGAACTCCGGCGCTCAAGGCATCGGTCAATGGCTCGGCTCCCGGCTGTCGGGCATTGCTGGCAACACCAATCTTGAAGACCAACTTTCCTACGCAATCGACGAATTGAACGGCCCGGAATCGAAGGCCGGGAATGCTTTGCGCGCCGCGACAACGGAGGCGCAGGGCGCAACTGGTGCTTCCATGTATGAACGGGCCGCTGGCTACAATAGCGCGACGGGGAGCGACGATTTTACCGACATGACCCAGCGTAAAATGGCCAGCGTCGCTATCCCTCAGTACGATGCGGCTGGCAATCCGATTTCGGCCATTCAAGCGCAAGCCCCCTCGCCGCAGGCCGCGCCCGGAACAGCCACGCAGCCTGCTCCCGCCCAGTCCGGGCCATCCGATGACGACCTCATCAGCAAATTCCTCGGGCCGTCGTCAGCGCCAGCGAATGCTAACGTGTCCCCGGCGACCGGCGACCGGGCCAGTGAGTTGCGCGCGGCAACTGGTGCGCCGGCTCTGACCGATGATGATTTGCTGGCGAAATATCTTGGCTCGCCGGCGCCTGCGAATTCGACGGCCGATGCAACCACGGGGCCAGATGCCACGACGAAGGCGCCTCCGGCGCCCACAGATACGCCAGCCGGCGTAAAGGGCGCGTCTGACGCTTTCCAGCAGAGTACGATGAACAGCATCCCTGTCATCGGGCCTCTTGTGGATAGCGCTGCCGATTTCGTCGGCTCGCATATCGCATCTCTGATCACCGGCAAATCGCCGGAGGAAATGCAACAGGCGGCTCAGGCGCGAGAACAGCAGACCGCTGCTGCAAATCCAGTCGCGACGACGGCCGGCAATGTGGTTGGCTCTGTTCTGCCCTTCGCATTGGTCGGGCCAGAAAGCGCGGCAGCGAAGGTTCTCGGGACGGCATCGGACTACGGCAACGGCCTCATCGGGAATGCGCTGACCCGTACTATAGCGGGTGCGGGAAGCGGTGCGGCAATCTCCGGTGCCGATACACTGGCGCGCGGCGGCACAACGCAGCAGGCGCAAAACAACGCGCTTCTCGGCGGCGCGGTTGGCGCGGTAGCTCCGGCAGCGCTCGGAATAGCTGGGAAGGCATTGGGGGGCATCAAGAATGCATTCCTCGGTCCCAGCGCGCCCAAGATGCTTTCGAATGCCCTCGTGGCCGATCAGAACGCGCCCGAGGCCGTCAACGCCCTCCTGCAACAGCGCGGACCTGACGCGACCGTGGCCGATCTTGGCGCGAATACGCAAGGGCTCGCTGGCGGCCTGGCATCGTTGCCGGGGAAAGCGCAGTCCATCGTTGTCAACAATCTCAAAGCTCGTGCCGCTCAGACCGGCGCGCGCTTGGCTCAGGACGTTGCTGGTACGATCGGGCAGGGACAACCCATCGGTGCGTTGACGGACCAGATCATTGCCGGCCAGAAGGCTGCTGCTGCACCGCTCTACAATGCCGTGCGCCCGATGCCCGTCCAGATGACCCCAGAGCTATCGGCTCTCGCCGAACGGCCTGCAGTGAAGTCGGCCTTCACCCAAGCCGCGACGATGATGCAAAACGATGGACTTGCGCCAGCCCCGAACACCGTCGGATTTTTCGACTATGCCAAGCAGGCCCTTGATGATCAGGCGTCGGCGGCTGTTCGCAACGGAGAGAACAATCTGGCTCGGCAATATACCGGCATGGCGAACGATCTACGCGATGCAGTCGATGCCCAAGTTCCGCAATATGCTCAGGCACGAGCGGCTTTCGCCGGCCCTGCGAAGGTTCTTGATGCCGTCGACATGGGCCAGCAGATTTTCAGCGGCAAGACGAGCCCCGAAGACCTCCAAAGCGCCCTTGCGGAGATGTCGCCTTCGGAAAAGGACGGCCTTCTCGCCGGGGCTCAGGCCGCAGTCCAGAAGACGATTGGAAATGCCCGTACCGATGCTGCCGGCGTGAAGTCGCTCTTCGACAGTGCCAATGGCAAACAGAAGCTCGCGATGCTGGTAGGTCAGGATCAGGCCGACCAGATCGCGAATGCCTTGGAGCGAGAGCGCGTCTATTCCGGCACGAGCGGGAAGGTGATCAACAATTCGGTCACTTCCGCCAATCTTGCCCAGCAACGCATCCTTAATCCCGAGCTGGCTGGCGTTCCGAAGCAGATGGCTCCGCAGAGTTCCATCGGCCTGTTGATCTCGGGGCTCGAAAAGGCGCGCTCTGCCCTTACCGGCGCCTATCGCAATGCGCAGAACGCGCACCTGGCCAATATGCTGACGGGAGGGCCACTGTCGCCTGCGGACGCTGCGGCTGTCTCGCGCGCAGCAACGCCGCCCCTCAATCCGTTCCTGGCCGCTGCGCCTGCGATGCCGGGGATTGCACGCGAGACCGGGGTCCGGGTGCCGGGCTTGGGCTCATTCGATCAGCCGGACCGGGTTTTCCGCAACGGCCACTGGATTCCGCGCATCTATGTACGTGGCGCCAACCCGCTGACTCAGTAGATGTCCTTGAGCCAAGCTTGCGCCATTACGCCTGCAATGAAAGCCCAAAACACGGCGAAGGCGAAATTGGTTTGAGGCGACGTGCCGGATAGACCGTAGAAGAAGTCCCAGACCAATATTCCAGCGCTGAACAGGAACCAGTTTCTCGCCCAGCGCGGCGGGAAGTCTCGCACCATTTTTCCCGTTCTCGGGTCGCGCCGCGCGTACTCGTGCGTTTTCAGTTCGATATCGGGCATCCGCTCTAAATAGCGCCTTTCCGTCCCCTCGAAAAGCCACCAGCACAGACATTTTCAAGGCCCTCGCCACCGGGGGCCTTTTCTTTTGGAGGCCGCTAATGGCGACCCTTCTTCCGCTAGCAGTTTCGCAGTTCCTTGATCAGAACGGTGTCCCGCTCGCTGGCGGTTCCGTCTACTTCTACATCCCGAACACGACGACGCCCAAGGACACCTACCAAGACGCCGACGGCACCGTCCTAAATACCAACCCTGTAGTGCTCGACTCCTCCGGTGAGGCGATCATCTATGGAACTGGCTCCTATCGCCAAGTTGTGACTGATGCCGGCGGCAATACGATCTGGGATCAGGTCACGGCGGACACAGCGATTGGCGGGTTGGCGTGGGGAGGAACGTCGACCGGGACCCCAAATGCTCAGGTGATCGCGGCCTCCAGCTTCTCTCAGCAGGACGGGCAGCAAGTCAGTTTCATAGTCGGCGCCGGCCTCACCAATACGAACGCCACGACGGTTGCCCCTGGTGGCGGATCAGGAATTTCGATCCTCAAGGATAGCGCCTCGGGGCCGACATCCCTGATCGGCGGCGAACTCGTCGCCGGCAACGTGGTGACCATCATCTATGACGCCGGTCGGGGTGCGTTCCATCTGGTCCAGAACACTAACTATGCGCTTCTTGGCCGCATGTACGAGTGTTCCTACACGACGCCCGATCCAGGACACATGATGTGCGATGGGTCCGCGATCAGCCGTACAGCCTACGCGCCCCTGTTTGCCAAGATCGGCACGACGTGGGGCACCGGCGATGGGTCGACGACATTCAATATCCCCGACAAGCGCGGCTATTTCTCGCGTGGTTGGGATGACGGTGCCGGCATCGACCCCGGGCGAGCATTTGCTTCGACGCAGACCGATGCGTTCAAGAGCCATACTCATACCGCGACAGTCAACGACGGCGGCCATGCCCATAACGTCAACGCCGTGAATTCCGTTGGTGCCGGCACAAGCGGAGCCATCGGGTCGGTAAATCCGTCCATCGGCACGATCCCCACCAGCAGCGCCACGACCGGCATCACAGTCACCAATGCTTCGACTGGCTCGACCGAGACGCGCCCGGTCAACGTCGCCGTGATGTACGAAATCTACGTTGGCTTCCCGACCTCCTGATCCCTCCTAGACATCGAGAAAACGCATGACACTCGTCTTCAAAGACCGGGTGATGGAGACCTCGTTCACCAAAGGAACGGGGGCCTATCAGCTCAACGGCGCAATCCCTGGCTACCAAACCTTTGTCGCGGTCGGGGATGGCAACACTTGCTATTACGCGGCAACGGATGGGATCGGCTGGGAAGTCGGGGAGGGAACCTATTCCAATACGGCGCGGACGCTCTCTCGTGACACGATCCTTGCCTCGTCTAATGCAGGAAGCGCCGTAAGCTGGCTGGCCACGCCTAAATCGGTGTGGGTCGATTTCCCGGCGGCGCTGGCATCGTATTTCGGCGCGGGGACGACCGGCACGGGTGCGCTTGTCCTTCAGGACTCGCCAGAACTCACTGGCACGCCAACCGCCCCGACTGCCTCAGTCGGCACCAATACCACACAGATCGCAACGACTGCCTTTGTGCTCGCCAATGGCGGCGGAATTCCGCTGAAATCGACCGTAGCTGACGTGACGGCGACCGACTACACGAAAACGCCGGTCGTTTACCTCCTCGGCCGCGAGTTCTTATTCGAGATCAAGACCGGCAACTTCACCGCCGAGATCGCGGCCGATACCCAGAACGGCATCTACATCCCGACCTCGGATGATCCAACTGGCGCCAGCCGGGCGTGGGTGCTGCAATATTCTGGCCCTCCGCAGGCTTCGTGGTTCGGGTTCGTCCCCGGCTCGGGCACGGATGCGCAACTGGCTTGCGCCATCGCCGTGGCAGCGTTGCAGACGCCGCCTGTGCTTCAATTCCAAGGAGGAACCTACTCAGGGCTGTTGGCTCAAGCCGATTTTTCACCGCTCGACGGCCTATATCTTCTGGGCAACATCACCCTTGATTTCAGTACCGCGTCCAATGTCAGCAACTTCCCGCTCGGCGGCTTCGTCAATGTTTTCGGCGCGGCGCTCGTGGCTTTGCCAAACCTCGGCGCAGACGTCGCCCAGGGCGATACCACGCTTACTTTCTCGACAAACCCAAGCCTGTCCGTCGGACAGGACATAGTGATTTATAATCCGACCGACTATTCCTATTCTCCGTATCGATCGTACTACAAGGCGGGAGAATGGTGCCGGGTAGCAGACGGCACCGGAGGGACCAGCGTCCAACTATGGGGCTGCACGTATGCAGCGTATGCCGCATCGGCCGTCGATATCTACCTTCATCCGAGCAAGACCTTCTTCATCGAAGGCGGTCTGTTACATATCGTCGAGAGCCAGAATTCCAATCTTGCGGACATCGCCGGCTTCATGGGCTGGCGCCTTGCTGATAGTGACCTGTCCGCCGTTCGCCCCACCAATTCCCCCTACGCCGGTATGGACCTTGAGCAATGTCTCCGCATCAAGGGGTCGAATTACGTTCTGCAGCAGGCGCTCCTTGTCGGGGCTACGGGCAACTTCTATGGCTTGGTGCTGAACGGTCAAGACTGCGAGATCACGGGGCAGTTCTATGGCGGCCGGCATGGCTTTACGAGCAGTGGAGAGACTGCTGTAGGCGAAGTGGTCAATCGCAATTTGAGAATTCATGGGACATTCGAAAACCATGATGTCGAGGTAGGCATTCCCGGTGCCGACTGGCACGGAAACACGGAATATTGCCTATTCGACGGCCAGATGATCGGCGGCGTTGTTGTCGCGGGAAATCACAACACCGTAAAGGGTAATATCGTCGTCAAGAGTGGCCAAGATGGTGTGGCCGTTTACGCGACCGAACTCAGCGGGTGCACGTTTGACCTTTCCGGCGTGACGATCACCAATCCATTCCAGACAGTAACTCGGGCGGTGATTTACTTCGATGATCTGCCTGGCGCGAATACGGCGCACGGTGGCTACATCGATCTATCGAACATCAAATTCGATTGTCCTCATACGTCGAAGCTGATCCAGATTTTCCCCAGCGGATATGTCGGGGCTGAGCCGGTTGTCGTGGACGTAAGGGGGTCGAAATGGGCGGCGAGCGACGCGACGCTCGTTAGCGCGATCACTATCCAAACGACGGGCTCCCCGCCTGGCAATAACGTCAATACTCTCCTGATGGACGGGTTCTACAATGGCCCGAACGCCCCCTACGCATGCTCCACCGTCGGGAAAATACGGGGATGGCGGCAGACAGGGACAATCACGTTGACGCCGGCATCGACGTCGGTCCAGTCGGCATCGAACACGGCCACCATCAATGCTCCAAAAGCCCCGAAGACGGCAACGATGATCCTCGAAAGCACGATCGGCGGTTCGGTCGTTACTCCTTACGGCGGTGCTGCCACTGCTACCAGCGTGGCGGTCGCGGTGCGAACGGCCGGAGGGTCAAATTTCCTGAATACGACAGCCGGGACGGTAGATTTTATCGTCTCTTTGGATGAATAGAGGACAAGAGCATGAACAGCGTTTTTCTCTGCACCGTCGTCAACTTTGCCTTTGGCCCGAAGGGGAGGGAGGCGCGTTTCGCCTTTGCGTCAGCCGCCGAGCGAGACCAGTTTCTCACGGCTACGAAGCCGCTCGGCTGGCACGCGGAATCGATTGGCGATGTGGTCGTTACGACACCGGAAGATGCGCAGATCGCGCTCCCAAAGAAGATGATCTCCGCCGAAGCCTCCTTAGGCTGACAGCGGAGCCTTTTCGCCAAAATGCCATTTGAGGCGCTGGATAACCGACGAATGGCGCTTTGGCGCGCGCCGGGGATAGGTGAACAGCTCCTCAGTGAGACAGGCAAACCTACGGTCGACACCGGCGATATTCACTTCTTCGCCCCGCAGCGCCAGCGACCCAAAGACGACCTGATCGTTATCCCACAGGCCTCGAGGAAGCCACTCGTCTTCGATCATGCAGGTGATGGCCTCAGCAACGCGATCAACGTGGTGGCGGGAAACCGCAATGTCCGTTCCGCCCATCAGCTTCGTGCATGTGCCGACGTATCGATGCCCGGATTTGCCGGTTTCCAGCGCGCGAGCGAGGATCGGATCGGCTGTGAAGGTTATCGGAGCCGACGCCAGTTTGGCCCCGAAACCCTCGTCAATTCGGCAGCCGGCCAGATCGTCGGCAAAGAACCGCGAAATCCCGGCGTCGAGCCAGAGCAAAACATCGGCATCGGTTCGCTTCGCGGCGTCCTGTAGCGCGTAAATCTTGGAATTGACCATCATCCCGTAAGCCGGGAGCAGGAAGGCAATATCGCGCCGGGTGCGGATCGCACGGCTGTGCCGGCAGATGCTTTCGACCTGTCGCGACCATGAGAAGGGCTTGAACAGCTCTTTCGGCTGCTGAATCAGCGTGTCGCCGGGCTTCGTCTTGACCTTTGCGGCGTCGATCTTCGGGTCCAGATAGATCACGAACGGGACGGGTAGCCGCAGCGTGGCGTTGAGCCAGACCAGATAGTCATCCGCCGTGCGTCCGTCGATCGCCTCGCGCCCAATGTCATAGAGCGCCGTTACTGCGGTGATGCGTGCCATTTCGAGCCTCCCGCAGCAATGAATACCGCTGGCGGCGAGGAAAGCCAATCATCATTGGAGAACTCCATGTCCCCTGACGTTCCTGCCGGAGCGGCGCTTTCGGCCGCCTTTTTCGATCACGTACGCGATATTCCCTTCGGGGGCCGACTATCGCAGCCGCAGGTTGATGGCATGAATATCCTTGCCTCGACATGGGCTCGCGATGGGGACGGTAATGCGCAGAAGCTTGCCTACATCCTCGCCACGGCATTCCACGAGACTGCCGAAACGATGCAGCCGATCGCCGAGTATGGGCGCGGCGCCGGCCATCCCTACGGTGTTGTTGATCAGACCGGGAAGGCACCGTACGGTCGCGGCTTCGTTCAACTCACGTGGCGGCAGAATTACGAGAAGGCCGACGCAGAGCTTGGGCTGGGAGGCCGGCTGGCTGCTGACTACGATCTTGCGCTTGAGCCGGACATTGCGGCCAAGATAGCCATCATGGGCATGATGCAAGGCTGGTTTACCGGCAAGAAGCTGAGCGACTACATCAGGCCCTGGTCGGTGGATTATGTGAACGCCCGGCGCATCATCAACGGCACCGACCTGGCGCACACCATCGCCATCTATGCGACCAATTTCGACCAAGCGCTCGGCGCGTGACTGCCCTTCTCGCCGCGCTCATCTTCGCGCCGCTCCTGCTCGTCGCCTTCCCATCTGCCTATGCCGCTGCCGGGATGATCCGGCGGCGTGACCTCTGAGGCTTCGGCCTCACCAACCCCGGAGACATCGATGAAATTGTTTAAGCTCGTGGCGGGCCTCGCCATGGCGTGCCTGCTGCTGTCTGTGGCGGGATGCGCGACGACCCTTTCGGATGCCATCGGCGGCATCACCACTGCTGCCGGCCTGACTGTCACACGTCACGATGCCATCGTGGTCGCTGACTCCATGCGGACCATTCAGGACACCGCGACTTCGTTCGAGAACGGCTGCGAGAAGGCTGGCCTCTTCACCGGCGCTTGTGCGGACGGACCCGTGACGACGGTTCACAACGCACTCGTGGCGTCCCGCAAGGCGCGCGACGACCTGTTGTCGTTTGCGAATACTCACGCCGACCTCCCGGCAGGCATCGGGGGAGTTTACCAGCTCGCCACGTCCGCGCTGGCCGACCTGCAATCGGCGCTCAAGCAGTTCGGCGTCAAGACGCCGCCTGTCCCTGCTCCCGCAACCGGATCGTAAGGAGGTCCACATGAACTCCACCACCATCGCCGCCATCCTAAGCCTCGTTCAGACGCTTCTCCCGCTCATCCAGGCGGGCGTCGTCACGGCCTATGCCGATATCAAGACGCTGCTGGCCGACATCGCGGATTCGAGTGCAGCGACGCCCGATCAGATCGCGGCCGCGCAAACCCTCGACGCGGCATCCGACGCCGCGCAGGACGCCGCATATGCGGCCTATGAAGCCGCGCGCCAGGCAGCCCAGCTGGGCGCAACCGCCCCGACGACCTCCGGCACCTGACATGTCATCAGGCAATGACGGTCAGATCAACCATCTCGACAAAGAGGAGTGGTGGGACGTCGCCCGTTCGATCGACCCCACCATTTCCCGCCAGCAATTCGAGGCCGATTGGGCGGAGTTCCTGAAGATGAAGGCTGCAAAGCAGCTTTCGTGACCATCTACGCCCCGCCGCAATCCCGCGACGGGACTTTCCTCTATGCCCATAGGAGGGCAGCATGAACATCTACAAAGCCCAGGATAACACCGAGCCTCGCACATATGGCACCGTGGTCCGGGCGCCGACACTCTCTTATCCAACCACCACCTCGTCGCCCTTGGCGCGTCTTCCAAGTTCCGTCTCTCGGATCGGGGAGCTCGCGTCTCGTGTCGGTGTTCTCGCCGATCGTCTATGCGGCTCTGTGCCGACGGCAGTCGAAAACGACGGGGCGGCGAAGCCGGCAGGCGTCTTCGCGGAGATCGGGGAATCCGCCGACACGCTCAACCAATACGCTTCGCGGATCGAGGAAGCCCTCGCCCGCATCGAAGCGCAGTTGCCGTAAGGGGAGGGCAGCATGAATCTTCAACTTCCGTCGCAGAAGGCCTTCGCAGCCGGTGCCGGCGGCATCATCGGCTGGGCCATCGGCTATGCCCTGAAGACTTGGGCAGGCATCGACATCGGCGATCAGGGCAACGCCGCTCTCGCCACGTTGCTCGCCATCATCCTCGCCCATGTCGTGCCGCCTTCCGATCAGGACGTGCTCAACCGCGTCAACGACACGATCGCACAGGCCGGGACCATCGTCGGCAAGCTCACGCCGGCCAGTGATAGCGGCGCTCCGGTGACACCGGCTGCACAGGCGCTTGCGGATACGGTCACCAAATGAGCGTTCTTCAGGACCTTTACCATTCTGAGATCAACTTTTCGATCTCCACATTTTGGGACGGTGGGTTCGACGTGAAGCTCGGCGATCCCGCGAACGGATATGTGGCTGAAACGACGGTAGATCGCTGGGGCATGGTCGAGCCGTGGCTATCCTCAGCGGCTATTGAGCACTTCCCGAAGTCCCTCTTCGCGGAAATGTATCGAGACGGAAAACATGCGTGGCTCACTGCCAAATAGGTGCAGCCCCAAAGCGTCATGACCAACCGCAGAACACCGGAGCCGCGTAGCGATGCTGGACCTGCAAAGCCTGAACCTGTGGTTCAGCATCCTCGCCTCGATCGCCACGACGGCCAGCGTTGTCGTGGGGTGGCTACTCGTCATCGGCCGCCGGATCAAAGCTGACTTCGACCGGCTGGAGGCGGAAATCGCGCGCGTTGAAAGAGACGGCAAGCTCCAAACCGAAGCGGCAAACGAGCGGGCCAAAATGGTCGAGGAAGACCTTCGTCGCCAGATCGAAGCTCACAAGCTTTTCGCCGCCGAACACTTCGCTACCGAGGATGGGGTAAACAAGGCCCTGGAGCCGGTGCTGAAGGCCATTGAGCGGTTGGCCGACCGGTTGGACCGGATACTGGCCGAAGGCGTTCCTGCACGTCCTACAGCGCCTCGCCGCTGATCTATCGCTGGCTTCCACTATTGGCCCGGCTCCGCTTCGGGGTCGGGCCTTTTTGTTGTTTTTGGTGCGGCCTCTCGGATTTGAACCGAGACTGGATAGGGGTTTAAGCCCTTTGCCTCTGCCGTTGGGCTAAGGCCGCAAGGTTCGACGGCCGTGGGGATGCCGCTCGTATCGGAAGCTTGCACGCGCAGCCGAATGTCCCCTTCGGCTCCTCCGATCCGCCGTCGATAATGGTGCTGCGTCGAGGAATCGAACCCCGGACATCCGAATTACAAAGACGGCGCTCTACCAACTGAGCTAACACAGCGAAACTTTGGCGACCTTCGCAGGATTCGAACCCGCAACCCTCTCGGTAGAAACGAGTGGCTCTGTCCAGTTGAGCTAGAAGGCCGTGGTGCCTCGTGCGGGAGTTGAACCGCGCGTCAGGCGCTTATAAGGCGCTCGCTCTGCCGCTGAGCTAACAAGGCGTGCATCGTTCTGTTGCTAGGCCGATGCTGGCCCCGCGTGCTGTACATTGGTTTGTGCCGCCGTTGCGTGCTCCCGGGGTACAGTCGCAAACATGAAACTTTGGCACCGGCTCTAAGAATCGAACTCAGTCTTGCGGGTTTGGAGGCCGCCGCGCTACCATTACACCAAGCCGGTGAGTGGAGGACGTGACGAGACTTGAACTCGCAACAAGCCGATTAAAAGTCGGCCGCTCTACCTATTGAGCTACGCGTCCTTCGTAAGAAGTGACGCCAGCGTTTATGGGAGCTGGTTGTGTTCATCCGTTCTCCCTAAGCTGATTTGCGTCGTGCCGCAATAGCTAAATGGGGCCTATTCCCGCGCCTTTTCGACGTACTCCGCCGCCATGTCGTCGATGCGCGACTTCATCACTTCGCCGCGGAGAAGGACATGATCGCCTCGGGAGAACTTGGTGTTCTTTGGCGGGATGAGGGGCTTGCGGGCCATTGAGCCAGTATGAGGGGGAAGGGTTGAGCGGGGGTTACTGGCGGTCGTCGGCGTTCTCAGGCTCGATATCTAGCTCATTCCCCAGCATCGCCTTAGCGTACCACGGGGTGCGCCCGTTTTCGTCCCAAGCGTGCTTATTCAGGCCAACGTAGCCGTGCCAGGTCCGGGACATCTTATCGAACCGGACCACGTGGGCCGTAAGGCCGCTTTTGGTCGTGTGTGGTCCGGCCTGCATTTGACACCCTCAATCGGTATCGACGGGCCGGGCTTGAGTACCGGCTTCCTCCGGGAGCGGGATTCGAACCCGCATGACCTCGGCTGCCACCTCCGAGTTGTACCGCCGCTTCGCCCCGGTAGGAGATTACTGGCCTGCGTTAACTGCGCTTCCTTCAGCGCCGCCGTCGACTTCGTTGCCCTTGCGGGCTATAGGATCGGCGCGGACCGGCCTGTGTTTCCGGTCGATATGGGTTGCAGCGGTCTTTCGACATGCTTTCCACCTGCCAGCGCGCGTCTCCCCTTGCGGACACGCCGAACTCGTTGCCGTCGCTCTCTAGCGCCAGCGGTATTGAATGGGCCCGAGTTGGCTTTTAGGAGAAGCATTCCTGCCGTTCCCACTTACACTCGCATCAACGCCCTGCAAAAGCAGCGCCCAACTCTTAGCGGCCATCGCCGCGAAACTGATGCCGGTTTTGACGCGAGGCCGGGAACTCGCCGTTGCTCTTCATTGAGCTAGAAGCGGTGCTTCTGCGGATTCTTACCGCCCAACGCCCTTGTTATCTACCAGAATCCGGCCGCCAGCGCCAGCCTGTTCTGCGTCCGTTCCACCTGCTATCCGTAGCCTTGCAAGAGCTGCTGGCCACGACTGAGGAACCGGCCCCGCTGCCGATGAACGCCAGCCCCGTTGAAGCTCGATACGGAGTCGCCATCAATCCGCATCCGGAGAGGTTTCGCGAAGATCGCTGAAGCTCTTCGCCCTCGGCTCTTT